CAATTTACCCTTGAACTCCATAAGATACTTCAAAGATTCTCTAATTTCTCTTGCTAACTTGGTAAGAGCATCAATCATCTTAGGGTCAAGGTCATTCCCCAAATCGTTGAACACTTGCTCTAAACGCATATCTAACTTCTGCACATTGTTTGAAAGCAAATCAACTTCATTTACTTCCTTTTTCGCTATCATCATGGCCGCAGATTCTTGGACGATTGGGGCCAAGTGGTGCTTCATGTGGCGTTGCACCTGCGTTTTTGTGGTGTTGAGGGCAGAAGAAACAGCCTCACTTGAGATATTGCCTTCTTTTAACGCTTGTTCGTAGTGTTTCCTCATTGGGTCTGTGCATAAAACACATTGAGGATTTGACGACATTTTGTATTCGCCCATGTGGTTTCTTTGGTGTTGTGCCGCAGTTCCACTTCTCCAATTGTGAATAGTGTCTAATTCGTCGCAAGTCGCCTGTCCTGTTTCAAGAGCCGATTCAAGTTCTTCTCTATTCGGTGCTTGACAAAGACCGCAACGCTTGCGATTAACTGTCATTTTTTGCGACCCCTAAAGAAAATGTTATATCCTCTTGATAAGTTAAGAACCGCACTACGATATAACCTAAATTGTTCAGTCCCAACAGTTTCTTTCATCAACTCTAAAGTCATTTCCATAGCATCTAAAATATGAGAGGGAAGCGTATTCTTCTTTTCCTCAATTTTCTTTTTCATGCGCCTATATGTTTTAATATCCTTTCCTATTCTTAATGCAGCGTTTCGCATATTTTGATTAAGGTTATATTCTTCCATTTCTTCAGGAGCATATTTATCTGCCAATCTGCGGGCTTCATCCATATCAATTTTAAGGATGTCTTTCCACATAAAATCATCTCCCTCTTCGGGATGGAAGAATATTCAATCTTTGTGCTTCTCTACGAAGTTCTTCATAGTTATCCATCATATTATATGGTTTTCCACCAGTAGTGGAAGTTCTAATTGAGCCGCCCTTTCTTGGTGAATATTGTCTGCATTTTCCTTTTTCATCAATAGTAATCTCATCTCTTCTACAATGCCTGTTATGGTTTGATGCACATGAAACTGCATCACATTTTACCATTTCAGTCATATGGTTCCTCATATCTATGTATTTTGACATTTTACTCTCTCCACAATAATTGTTGCCACATCTTAGAAATAACCTTTTGGTTAGGCTTCATTCTAAAACCTCTTCCCTTCGGCTCATCAAATGTTTTAGGGAATGCTTCCTTTGCTGTCTTTCTATAATCAAAGCCAGTCTTTCTATCTTGTTGCCACGCTCGGAAACCATTTGGTGCTTTGTTGGTATTCTTTCGCTTTAAGGCTCTATCTACTAAATTGATGATAGGCAAAGCAGTAAGTTTAATTCCAGTAACTGTTCCAGACAAAGAATCCTTTTTTCCCTCTTCGCCAAGTTTAGCGACCTTTCTTGCTAGGGCTTGTTCCTTAGCATTTGGCTTAATTTTAAAATCTGTTGCTTTTAATTCAGAGCGAACCTTATTTGTAAGCAATCTCCCGCCAGCATTCCAATAATTAGTATCACGAACAATCTTATTAAAAAATTCTTCAACAGACCGAATACCATCAATTTCATCATCAAATTGTGGAGGAATACTTCCAATTTCAACTTCCATTTCCATATCGTCTAAATCCTCAACGGCTTGCTTCATAATCCACAAAAGACCTCTTGGGTTCGCAAACTTAGTTTTAACTTTTGAAAATAATGCTTGATGGGGAGGATTGCCTCCTTCAAAACCATCAATGTCAATAACATGGGCTAACCATTCATCAGGAACTTTAGTAACTCCTTTATTTCTTTTAGCATACCATTCTGTCGCATAATGCCCTTGAACAGTTCTTGGTCTTTTCTTTTGACCTGTTTTGGTTCTTTCAACCTCAGTAAAAAGAATAAATGCGGGGTCTCTCGCTGGCCCTTTTCCGCCAGCATCACTTCCTTCACGATAATAACTTTCTAATGTTTTAGCCTGTTCTCTAATAATTTGCTCATGTTCACCATCAAACAAATCATTATCAACAATGGCTTCAATAAATTCAATAAACTCAATTGCTCCTTCACCATCACGGCCTTTGTTTCTGCTTCCTGCACGAATATTATTCATCATGTGCGTCTTGAGAAACATATACAAGTTAGGAACATTCTTAACTTGCATAGCATCTCCTGAAATACCTTGACAAGTCTGCCTCCAAGTGTTAAATTCATTCACGAACTTAAACTCGCTTTGATTGACTTTATTTCCTTTATGGGGCTGAAAGTTCTTTTTCTTCTTACTCATCCTTCTTCCTCCGCTTCTTTCTACCTCTTACCACCTTATTAAACATAGCGGGGGCAGAACCCGTAGTGATTGCACCCGCCATTTTAAGTTCATTGTCATCAAATTCAGGCTTTCTGTCTTGTCTTGCAGATAACCATAATTTCTTAAAGAAATTTCTATGCTCTTCACCATATCTCTTTACCCAAGAAACATAATCACTTGGGTCTATTTCTTTGCTAAAAGTATCATAGGGTTTTTGAGTTCTAGCCGTCACTTCAAGTCTTGCTAGTTTATTCTTAATTTTATCTTTAGTTCTGGTATCAACTTTTAAATTATCTGTTATGACTTCAGCAAATGCTACGAATTTCTTTGTCTCTTCAATAGACTCTTTTCCAACTCTGCCTTTAACTCCTAACATCATTTCTAATGGAGGAGGAATAACTTGTGTTTCAGTAGCAGGATGGTCTAAATATGTTTTTAGCCTGTAAAAAATATTGTCAGGGAATTGTCCAGTAAATGCCCCATATTCTTTTGCTGCAGAATCCATAGGTAATTGCTCAAAGCCCATACCAGCATGAGTCGCTTCATGCATAATTGCTCTAACAACATATTCCATAATTTCTCTTTCTGTTGGTTCTCTCTTCAACTTATTTTTAAGATAACGGTAAATTGTATGATGGTTGATTCTTATTTCTTCATCAACGAGTTCTTTTAAGTCAGGACGCTTTCCTTGCATAATCATATCAAATATTTTACTAGTATTGATAGGCTTACCTGATATGGCATAATGCCCAAACCCTTGAGTGGTTGAATCAAAGTCAATATCTTCCACTTTAAGAATATCAAACCAGCCCATAATCAATCCTCCTGTCTCATTGGGCAACTTGGGCTAAATGGTGGTGCTGGCAGACTTAATGGACATTTTTCATATTTAACGACCATTTGCTGACAACGGCGACAATAGCCTGTCTTTTGAACACGGCTCGCCGCATCTCTTTCGTCAAACTTGACGATTTCTTTCCACATCTCAATCTTTCCGAGTAAATGGATTTTTAGACTTAGGCTTCTTTTTAGCATCTTTAGCCGCTTCTTTCATTGACTCGGTTTTGTTTCCATCACCGTCAATGTCTATGTAATCGGGCTTTGCCGCTTTTAGTTCTTCATCATCGTCAGTCTTTTCAGTCCCACAATGTGCCTTTTCGTCTTCTTTCCTAATAATGTCTCTCCAACTCATTTCTTCTCACCTGTTATTAAGTCTTTCTTTTGTTTTTCTTCTTCTTTATCTAAACGCTTTGATTCAGCATCAAACCATGAATCTAAATAAGTGCATCTTGTCATGTTAATTTCTCCAAAAATTTTTGGCGGAATTTTTTTTACTAGTAATCTTCAGACCTTTGCACATAGCCTCTCACAGCAAGTTGATAACGATGTAATAATTTAATCAACTCATCAGGAGAAACATCAATTCGCTTAGAATTTGGGCCAATAATTTCATTGTGAAGTTTAACTGCTGATTCTAAAATATTAGTTCCTACCCTTTGAAGGTCTTTATGCAAGTCTAGCATTTTTCCAGCAATATCAAACTCAACAAACCTTTCTGCAGAAAGAGCATTTGAAGTAGTAATCTCCATGTCGTCCTCGTCATCTACAAATCTCATGTTTTTCCTAATCTCATCTTTCCACATAATATCACCTTTTTCTTCTATATACGGTTAATGCGCCACCCATATCTAATTCGTTATAGACGGGCATTCCTTTGTAGCGTTCCTCAACATATTGTGGTTTAGCCCTAATATCAGAGAAGGAAGACCACGCTTCGTCTTTATCCAAATCAAGTTCAGTTTCAAGATTAGGAAGTAATTGGAAGTTTTTGTAAGGAATGATTTTATATTTTCCTGAACTAACATATTTATATAAGGCATGGATAGTATGCATATGTGTTATTCTATTTTCAAAAAGAACATATTTAGGCCAACCATCAACATCAAAATTATTCTCAACATCGGCTATCCCCTCTCTATCAATAGGAACCATTTCAATTCTTTTAGGAGGATTAATCTCCACAGGGTCTTCTTTAAGAATTTCTTTCCAACTCATCTTAATCACCTAAAAATTCTCAAAATTTGGCTCGGAATTTTTTTGCCACTTGCGCCCTCATTTAAATTTTATGAATTGTATTCCCAGGATAAAAACTTCTGCTTCAAAGTAGTTCATTTAAAGATAATAAGTTTGGCCGCCGTGTAAAAATGTTGTTATAACTAATCGGATTATCATAATTAATTTAATTATTTTAATTGCCAAAGTCTGTTAAACTAGTTTGTTTATCGTATCTATTAATAAAATCATTAATATGGCTTTTAACTGTTTGTAGTTTCTGGCCTATTTCCCCTAGTTTAGTAATATCGGCTATACTCATATTCTTCATTTGTTTGCGTTTAGCCTTCATTTCAGATAAAATCGCGACAATCTCTTTATTGATACCCTGTAATAGTTCTAATGCCTTATCCTCACTAGACATCCTGTATCATGTAATGGGAGTAGGCCATACCCTATAATGGTGGCGGTTTTAGCCTTGTTTAATTAAAGTTAATGCTTCAAAGAGGGGCTTTTAAAGCCTTTCGCTCTAGATGAGAAGAAATAAAAAATTTGAAACAAAGCCATATGGTTGTAGATTATGAATGCGGGAACGGTTGTTAATAACTACCATTTTCATCTATTGTCTTATTTTCATCTTCCTCTACGGTTTGCTATAGAACGCTATTGGTAACTACAAAATGTTTGTTTACAGCCATCTATGATGAATAACCATCTAAGTGCAGCAACCCTAAATGATAGTTATTAAAAACATTACAACCATATGGTGATGCTTTGCTATAACCCCCAAGTGGGACGGGAAGAATTACCTCTTTTCTTCCCGCCCCCGTATCTCCCTCTATTCCCTGTTTGTTTGGGTCATAGTGCCATGACGAGAGGCTCATGGCTAACGGGCCGTTTTGGGGTGCTACGGACTTCATGCCGCATTGTTTAGTCGTATAGGCCAGCCAAAGCCCATTGATATTCTTCTTCCCATTGTCGCTTGTATTCATCAAGGAAATAGGCAAAGAAGCGACGAGAGGAGAAATTAGGGTTATCTCGCTGGAACATATCGGAAACGGCTTCAACGGTGGCTTGGCTCACATCAAAGACTTCTGCGAGGGTTTCAGCCATTTTCTTGTAGTGTCGTCGTTGGAACATGATTAACCGCTTGATAAGCGGATATAAGGTTTTATTACCAAAGTATGCAACCATATGGTAATTGCTTTGGTTTTACCTCAAGCAGTTTAGACCCATGCTTAGGGGTGTTTAGACTTAGATTACCTTAGAAGCGGCCCAGACCTCAAGTTTTTGGATTTCTTCAGTTTGTAGGCCACGGTTAGAAGTCGGGTTAGGGAAACCGTGAATCTCCCGATAGTCGCGCAAACCAAAACGACGGTTCAAGTTATTCTTCGCGTATAGTCGCATTTTCTGGAATCTGTTGAAGTGTTGGTTAGAGTAGCCCAACCCATTGATTTCGTTCAAACAGAACTCTTCTCCGCTTATCTTGCATACCCCAGTAACTGTCTTTTCTTTTGACATGATACTTCTTAAATTAGTAATATATTAGGGTTTTATTCAAAGTATCAAACCATATGGTTAGGCTTTGCATTAACCCCATATAGGGGCTTCACAGGGGAAAAAGCCGTGAAGAGTATCATTCCTCCTCGGAAACCTCCATATCTGCTTTCACAGGGGTTGGAACGATTTGTGGCACACCGTCTTTGACGGCGAGGCCATCCCATCGGTTTTCCTTGATTGCCTTAACCATGTAGGTATGAGCCTTACCACGGAAAGAATCAACCAATTCGCTGAAGGAGCCATAAACCCCGCCAGTTCGTCCGTGTGGCACGATAACCGACAGAATCAAGTCGTGATACTCAGTAGGGATTGTGGCAATAGCACCTGCCACGGTTTCCTCCACAGTCGCCAAAACAAGTTCCTGTTCGTCCGAAAGCGTGGATTCTCGCCCTCGTCGTGCCGCAGGAAAACCCTCCATAGTGGAGCCAATTGAACGAATAGCCGTCCAATAGGTGCTTCGTAGTTCATCAGTTCCCGCATTATCGCCCAAAGTGAGCGAAAGGAGAACAGCGTTCAAATTGTCGCTTGGTTCCTGTGTTTCGGCCCAAGCCCGCACTTTGTTTGTGTTCAATGTCCAATTCTTCATCTTCATTTTTTTCACCTCTTTCCTAAAAAAGATACTCCGCGTCGTTTTTCCCCTGTGGAGCAATAACCCACGCAGGTTGGCGTATAAGGTTGTTTCTACGCAAAGCGATAAACAACCATATGGTGTTGCTTTGTTTATACCCTAAACAATACACCAACAAAAGAATAGGGCATGAACAACCACCAAGCAACCGCGATTATGAATCTTATTGCAGAAACCTTTCCAAGCCTTATCCCGTGGCTTGAAGGACAATACATGAAAGCCGTTTTTAAGGATATGACGCTCTATGCCGATGAACCACACGCTATGATTGGATTAGCGGAATTTGCCGCCAGCATTGAGGCTTTTGCTGATGCTATCGCTGAAGCCTCACTTGAAGAGATGTTTCACCTTATGGCTGATATGATGGGAGGTGCTTGAGTATGAGAATTTCACATTGTCCGACCTGCGGCACAGAATTGGCTAAGGATGATTTCATGTCCTTCGCTTTCATCTTAGGAGGCAACATTTGCCGCCATTGTCTTGAGGACGACCCTTCGGGGTCAAAAGAACAAAGCATGACCATATGGTTGTGCTTTGCCAGTTGAAAACGAAACCCCGCCGCTAAGCGGGGCTGCGAGGGGAAAACCCGCATCATTCCTCTTCTTGACCTCCTTCAGCCGATTTCACGGCAGGTGGGGTCAATGCTGGGATTTCACCGTTCATGGTTCCATCCCAACGACCTTCTTTGTAGCCCTTAACGAGAGCGTCATAGGCCTTTTTGCCCATTGACTGAGCAAATGCCATAACATCGTCAAATGCGCCACCAGTTCGCCCATGAGGGAGAATAACGGTGGTAATGAGGTCAGGGTTAGTAATGCCCGCAAAGGCAGTAATAACCGCATTCTTCACAGAAGTAGCATTTAGGTCTACTTCTTCGGGCAAAGACGATTCTCGGCCTCGGCGGGCGGCTGGGAAATCATCATAAGGACTCCCAATTGAGCGAATAGCCGTCCAGTAAGTAGACCGCAATTCATCGCTATCCGTTGCATTTCCAAGTGTAATAGACAAAGAAATGGCTTGACCCACTTCTCCCCTATCTTCACGCTCAAGCCACGCTTGAACGGCATTTGTGTTCTTAATCCAGTTATCTTGCTTCATAATCAATTCCTCCAAAAAGGTTTGATGCGTCCGTTTTCCCCTCGGAGCAACCAACGGCGACCATAGGCGACTATGGTTGCTTTTTCATTAAACACTCGCAAAGCGAAAAGCAACCATATGGTAGGACTTTGGAAGTAGCCAAGCATAACCACCAATCAAGAGGATAACCATGCAAAGCGTGTTCGTCGTCCAAACCAATGAAATGCCTCTCTCCCGAAATCCCGATTGGAAAACTCAACTCCAATTCGGAATCTTCCGCCGTCGTGAAGATGCCGAGAAAACCATGTTCAATGTCATGGCTCGCAAAATGCGAGACGGAATTGATGAGATTCGTGAAATGACCTCCACCAAGCGAGGCAAGGGCAAAGCCGCCTACAATGCCAAAGTCTACGAAATCACCGAGGAAATCCCACGCTCAATTCGTGTTCACGAAATCCGTGTTTTGCCTGTCAGGGGTTTCTGACCTTGACGGGGGCTTCGGCCCCCTCTTGGCTAAAACAAAGTATTACCATATGGTATTGTTTCTTTGTTATAAATACCCTCCAAAATTCAAATCTTGAGGTTTAGGATTTAAATCAATAAGTTAGGAGCATACCCACTTAGGAAGAACATGAAAGAAGCATACGAAGAAGTCAAGTGGTGGTATGAATTCGCTATGGGCCTAATGGAAGTCTGTCAAAAGAATTACCTCCATGCGGAGGTGCAAGAGGTGTTAAGTCGCCTTTGCGGGAGTGAGGAAGAATGAAAAGATGACCGATAACCCCTTCAAATACCCATTATATGGGAGCGTTGGGGTGAATAACAAAGCATTACCATATGGTTGTTGTTATGCTTTGCACTAATCAAATAACCATAAGTGAAACGCCGCCTACTCCATGCATATGAGACTCACTCCGATACTTTGTTTCTTCATCAAGAATTGGCGCGCCAATAAATGATTACTTGTTGCTTTCTCGCCTTACTGCTCTGTGTTTCGGCTTTGTTTCACTATGGTTTTATGGCCACTAATAGCCATAGGAATGTGAAAGGGTGGGATGAAGAATTGGGTATCTCCAAGACTGGAGCGATTGGGTCGCTCTCACTAATTGGTGCTCCTTTGGTTTCTTAAGAGCCAGTCTGCTGATTTTACGAACATGGTTAGTAGCCATGCGCCTTTTGAGCCTTAATCGCTTTCACAGGGAACAAATAATCTATGCTACTCAGCCGTCATATCTGCTATGTGTCCCACTACAGGAAAAATCACACCTTACCCCCACCAACAAGGGTATTCGGTCAATCCCCTCCGAGGGGAGCGACCCCCCGAAGCAATAGAACCGAGCGATTATCGCTTATGGTTCTCCATGTGCAAAGCAATATAGAACCATATGGTTTTACTTTGGTAAAACCCCTCAGCAATTGCTTCACAGGGGGGATAATCACCATTCATCCCTTGGGTTGAAATAAGTGTGCCTTCCCCTATCATCGGAGACAAAAGAGCCGCCCCAACCCATTTCATATGAGCGAGTTCGCATTTCGGCGTTGTCCTCGTCAATTCGGGCTTGAATGTCCTTGTCGGTATAATGGAACGGTTTGTGCTCTGCTGCGTATTCCTTCCAAATTGGGAGAATCTCGTCCAAGTCGTCCTTTTCCATCATTTCGGAAGAAACATCGGCCTTCTCCCAAAAGGTTTCATAGATGGTATCTTCGCAGAAGAAATACCTAACTCCTTCCATGTCCCTCACCCATCGGTTTTCATCGTCTGTTTTCTCAGTCAGCCATTTGTAAAAAGATTTTGCCATTTTTCAACCTCCAGCGAAAAATTGACGGTAGCGGGCGATTAAGGTATTATTTATTCAAAGTAAATAATACCATATGGTTTGAATAAATCAAAGAGCGCAGAATGTTCTTATTTAGCCATATTCAAACACGCTGAAACGGGGAGGATTTTCAGCCCCCAAAAATCCGTCAAATTTGACAGGGTGTTTCTCAACTGTGGTTATATTAATTCGTATTCATATTCTAATATTCAATATTAGTATTATAGTAAAATAAATCGGTTGTCTCATGGTTGGGAGGGGATGAGACGAGACAACACACGGAAGAATCATCAAGGTTATGCAACATAAGTAAAAATATATTTCTATTATCTCATTATCTCATCATCTCATCATCATCATCACTACTACTACACACAACCCCTTATTTTCTTAGGGGTATGGAGAGAGAAAGATTCCCCTTTTGTGATGAGACGAGACGAGACAACTATTTTTTGCGTGTTTCCACAAGGTTCTAGGGGGTTGTGTTGCATAACCCCATCGTCTCAAGATGAGACAACAGGCGAGACAGTCTCATGCACATGGCAATCAAAGTTATTTCAATGGGCAAACTATTGTTGAAAATAAAATCTATTTGATTCAACAAACGGATTAATTTATCATTTAAGTTAAAATGTAAAAGTGAAAAAGGGCCGTAGAAACTAGGGGTGCTTGTGAAAAAGTTAGTGATTCCCTCAAGGGAGGTGCATTCGGAGGCATTTCTGGACTCCTTTATATACCGAAAGGCAACTGTTGAAAATACCCCGCAAAGGGGAAGGAGAGATATACATGGATGATACCACATGGGAAAGCCTCAAAATTGAGGTGAACGAATACCTTGAAGCCGACACCACGCTTGATGCAGGATTGCGTCAAGTCGTTGAATTGAACCTGCAAATCGGGACGAACAACCCCGATGAGCGAACTGCCGCCGAAGGTGCGCTTAAAGCACTTTTGAAGGGCCGTGATGGAACCCCGTTCCGCCGAGGCCAAAAGAGCGCAGTTCCAGCCGCAGTTCGTGTTTCAATTGACCGAATCTGTGGAGTTGTTGAAGAAGCCGCAATTGGCTACTACAACCACGATGCAGTTATTGGTGCAATTACCATGAAGCACATCAAATCTGGTGGCGGTGCTTACGATGGCGCAGAAGATTACGCTTCTGCCGTTGTGAAGAGAACCCGAAACAACCTTGGCAAGATGTTCAAGGACGGTTCTTGGGATGGTAGCGTTGATTCCCTTTTAGGCGAATCAAGCGACCTTTGAAGTTAATTCTTCAAACCCGCACAATTCCAGTTCTCTGAACTGAACAACGGGGAATAGGGAGCCAAGGCTCCTTATTCTCCCTTTTTTCCACAAGGGGAAAGAGAGGGGCTGAGAGGGGCTTTCGGGCCTCACCTCTCTTTCCCCGCCTTTGGGTGGTTAAATGCGATTAGTAGAAGAAGTCTTTGTTAAGGCTAAAGAGGATTTAATTTGTCAATCCTGCGGTGTTGATATACCGAAGGATAGCAACCATCTTCTTGAGTCTTATGTTCATCATGGCGTTATTTCAACTAGTCATTACTGTTTAAACCCAAAGTGCAATCCACCAAATAATGTTCGTTTGAAGTTATTTTGGGGAACAATAGCCATAGGCGTTTCTCTGTGGCTAATTTACTTTTTCTATCAAAACGCAGGGTTTTAAGTCTATTCGCTTAGGCGACCCGTGGCGGCGTGGCATATACGCCCTCGGCAGGTGGGGGTATGCTTGAACAGTCGCCAAGCGACTTCATTTCACTTTTACAATTTGAAATGGTGTGGCTTTTCTTCTGTTTGAGTAATTCACGCTGAGATGGCTGAGTTTGGTTAAAAGCGCAGGGCTTAAACTCCTGTCCGTATATGGTTCGCAGGTTCAAATCCTGCTCTCAGCATCTTTTCACGGAACGGTAGCACAGTCTGGTTAGTGCGCCAGTCTCATAAACTGGTGGTCGCAAGTTCAAATCTTGCCCGTTCCATTTTACATGGGGAAGGTTGAACAGGGGGCTAAAGAGTAATGACCGAGCAATCGGTTTTGTTCCCTTCCCCGCCTATTCCACATTTTTAAGAGGTAATAAAAATGAAACATACAAATGAACAAATCGCAATCTTTGATTGCATAGAAAACACAGAAGACCACCTAATTATTAATGCAGGTGCAGGAACAGGGAAAACGACAACGATTGTTGAAGCAGCAAATCGTATCAATGGACAGAAAGCCGCATTCTTGGCTTTCAATAAGTCTATTGCTACTGAATTAGCAGAAAGACTTCCAACCGATGTGGAAGCGAAAACCTTCCACGCTTTCGGATTCGCTGCGATTCGTGCGGCTGGTGTTAAAACAAAGGTGAACAATTTTAAGGTCAATAACATTATTAAAGACCTTCATGGTGCTGATTTTTATGTCGCTCCACTAAAGAAACTTGTTTCTCTCGTTAAGGGAAGTATGGTTGATGGAACCGACAAAAAGGCAATTAACCAACTGATTGATGAATACAATATCAACTTCAATTCTGACCGTGAAGAACGAATTGCAGTAGAATCAATACCTGCAATTCTCACGATGTGCCGAACACAGACTCATATCATTGATTTTGATGACATGATTTGGATGCCCATTGTTAATGGCTATCCTTTCCCAAAATATGATGTTTTGTTTGTTGATGAAGCACAGGATTTTAACGAAGTGCAACGAGAAATGATTTCTTTGTGCGTCAATGGTGGCCGTTGTATTATTGTCGGTGATAAAAACCAAGCAATTTACGGTTTCCGTGGTGCTGATTCAAACTCAATTGCCATGTTCCGACAACGACTTCTCAAGGGTGAGAGAAAAATCAGCGAATTTCCTCTCTCAATTACTTGGCGTTGTCCTAAATCGGTTGTTCGTGAGGCCAACCGATATGTGCGTGAGTTTAATGCTCCTGATTTTGCCGAAGAAGGCACAGTTATTGTAGATGCTCCGTTCAATCCACAACGAAATGATATGGTTCTTTGCCGATACAATGCTCCTTTGGTGTCTGCTTTCTATGATTTGATTTCACAGGGCAAATCGGCTTATGTTCTTGGTCGTGATATGACGAAGGGTTTAATTACCGCCGTTCAAAAGATTTCTAAGAACAACCACATGGGCGTTGAAGAGTTCACGCAGTTATTCCAAAAAGACTTTGCTTACAACTATCAACGACTTCTTGACCAAAACAAAGAGAATCAAGCGATGGCTCTTGAAGATAAGCGTGATTGTATTATGATTTTCGTCAAGAAAGCAACGACTGTTGGTGGAATCATTGAAGAGATTAAGCGTGTCTTTGATGGAAATGATGAAGGTGAAATCATGCTTTCAACTGTTCACAAGGCTAAAGGTCTTGAAGCAGACAATGTTTATATTCTCGCAACTGAGCGAATGCCTCATCCATACGGTAGTTTGGAAGAGAACAACATTTGCTATGTAGCGATTACACGGGCCAAAAAGAATTTGTTCTATTGTGGCCCAAAACCAGGAAAAATTTGAGGTGAAAAAATGAAATATGCAGAATTTATGAAAATTACAGATAAGTGGTCGGACAACGACATAGTTTGTTTCTTGATGGAATATCCATTGTGGAACGAAATGGTTATGCGTTTTATTATGCATAAGTGGCGTGATGATTGCCCCATTGAATATGAAGAGATTGAATGGTATGCTAATGACAACAATATCATGGAATACACGGATTTGCCAGAGGTGGAAGAATGATTACACGAATGCATTGTCGCCATGTTGATTATGAATTGACCGCAGAAGATTTGGAATTGAACGAAATTTACAACATCATCCATCAACACTTTGTTTGTTTGGATTGTGGTGCAATTGGTGAACGAACATACCGTATTCCTAATAAAATCACTTGGAACGGTAATCAAGACACCTTGCCTTTGGAGGAATAAATATGGAATCAATCGTAGCAAAGCGAGAACTCGGTAATGGCCGATGGGATAAAGCCCTAAAGCGCAAAATGGTTGAATTGTCTGTTGCTGATAACTATGATGAAGCAAAAGAAGAATGGATTGCTACTGGTGAAGTTTGGTGGGCAGGAAACGAAGAAGTTCCTGATTGGGTCGCTAATTCACAAATGGGACAAGGCAAATGTCTTTGTGGACATATTGTAGTTTATCACTTTCAAATCACCAACACCGAAAATGGCGTTGTTGAATGCGTTGGTAGCGACCATATCAATACATATCTTATTATGCGAGCAATTGCAGAAGATGAGGGCATTTCAATTAATGCTATCACCGATGAGAAGATTCAAGAATGGATTGATGTGCGAACTAAATCAATGAAAGCAGAAGCGTGGTGGAAAGCCAACGGTGCTGGATTTGAAATGATGTTTGATTCTGTCAAGGAAATGGATTTGTTCTTCAATGTTCGTGATACCAACAAAACCTTTTATGACTCTGAGATTCAAGCATATTCAACTGAAAAGCATATCCGTAAGCGAGCCGAAGGTCAATTTGGTAGTCCTGAATATAAGATGGCTTCTATTGTTTGGCGTTGGAATCACCCAGATAATCCAAAGGCTCAAATCAATACGACAGGCTATCCGAATGATAACTTGATGAAGGATTTGTCTTTGTTCTATGTGATGCAAGCCCAGTATCTTCCACAATTCAATAAAGCAAAGAAAGCGCGTGAAGAACGAATCTTTGAAATTGCAGAAAGAAAGCGACGAGCAGAAGAACGAATGGAACGGGAACGAATTGCCCGTGAAGAACGAGAAGCCGAGCGTTTGCGTATTTACAATCTTCCTGAAAATGTTGAGAAGCGTCGTCTTCAAGCAATTGAAGAAGAAAAGCGTTTAGCGTCGTTGGCTGAAGCCCGACGACTTGCAGCAATTGAAGATGAAAAGCGTCGTAAAGCAAGAGCCATTCAAAGACAAATGGAGCAAGAAGACACTCTTCGGAATAATAATTCCGAGTTTGAGAATATGTGTGGCTACTATGGTATTCCAGTATTTGATGAATCTTATGCAGGTAATGATTGGGAACGGGAGTTTTTGTCAAGTGTTAAGGAACAAATGTTGTCGGGCAAATCAATGTCCGATAGGCAACTTAGCACCATGAAAAGGATTCTAACCCAAGAGCCAGCAACATCAAAGCAAATTAACTACTTGATTAGCCTTGGCTTTGAAGGTCAAACTGATAATTTATCAAAAATGCAAGCAAGCAAGTTAATTAGTGAATATATTCAATAGGCGGATTCGTGTAATCAGGTGAGGCTCGCTTTGTGCCTTGTTGTTGTTTCGCCGCCATTGATACCGCAGGTTTAAAAGTAAAAATCATCACAAGGTTCGGCATCTTTTAGATGGTTTTCCTGCACCCACTCACGGGTTTTTCCAGTAAAAACGACAATCTTTACCTCACGGAATAGTAGTGTTGCATTCTATGAGTCGTTTTCCCACACTTGAGGTGTTAATATGATTAATTGGATTAAGAAATACTTTGTTGTTGAACAGAAAACAACACACACTAAAAAGTGCAACATATGTTATCTAAGAGCAGATTATCATATGTTGGTTCAATTCCAAAGAATTAATCTAGAAAATGTAGATAATAAAATACTAATACAAATTTGCGAGAGTTGTTATAATGAAATTAATGAGAGATATAATCCCGACTCACAACCACCGCCTATACAAAAAGGAGTTTTTGTTGCGGAGTTGTTGGGCAGAAGAGAATAGAAAAAGAATATTTAAAGAACTAAGGAGTTTAGGAATGCCTCCGTATCAAGCATTCCAAATATCAATAAAAAGGATGTATGAAAATGAATAAAGAAATTAAGAACAAAATGTGGTCGCTACTTGATTATGCGACCTCTACCTTGAAGCACTACGAAAACGAAAATACCCATTGGAAAACTACTCTTTCTTTGGCTCGTTTTGAAGCACAAGAATTGCTAGAATTGACAAAATCTCTGGATGAGGAGGAATGAATATGGATAGTTTTATTACGATTAAATACGGCAACACCCTTTACAATGATGGGACAATTAGCAAGACAACCATTTACAATTTTAATACTGTGGAGGCTTTCCGAACATCATGGGCAAATCGTAGCCAATTGTCAAATGCAGACTATCAAGCAAATGTTAAGGAATTGACCATTCAATGCCGAGAGTTTGTTGATGCTACTGAATACCTTAACTCTCTGGGTGAAGAAGAATGAATCACGATGAAAGAATTGGAAACGGAGTCATGACAATGACTGTGGCTGAAATGGCCGCACTACCAACTGTTGAATTGGTTGGATTGATTTTGAATCTTCGGTTCAAACTGCGAGCATTTATGGGTGAACAACAATGAATGAAGTTATTTGTTTTCATTGCTCTAAACTTTTGGGCGTAAGTATTGATGTTGCGGAACAAGTTATTTTTTGTCTTGAATGTAAAAACATATGCGAGAAGGTGATGATTTGAATATCTTTGCACTATCACGAAATCCTGTTGAAGCGGCTCAACAAATGATTGATAAGCATATTATCAAAATGCCGACTGAAACCTGTCAAATGTTGCATACTAACATTCTTTATATGCAATATGTCAAAGAACACGGTGAAGAACCTCAATTGAAAGACCTTAAGGCTTTTCACCTCGCCACCGAGTCAAAATTAATGAAGCCAGCCATGCTCAACCACCCCTCAACCATTTGGGCGAGGCAAACTTATGCTAATTGGAACTGGCTTTATGAACATGGCTTGGCTCTTTGTGATGAATATACTTATCGCTACGAGAAAAAGCATGGGACTCTACAAAGAATCCTTGATTGTGTTCCTTACTTTGATGTGGTGTTTGAACACCCTTTTCAAAAGAAGCGACTACAACCTGTTTCAATTGCTATGGACGACCAGTATCGGATTTCTAATCCAATGGATATTCCTAACTGGGATTTTGTGATTGAATCATATCGCCACTATTACCTTGAGGGCAAGTGGCGTATTGCTGAATGGCGTAAGAACCGCCGACCTGAATGGTTTCCAGCAAACCACTACGCAAAGAAATATAATGTAGGTGTTCGTGCTTACAATGCTCGTAAGCCACGATACCCACAACAACTGATGGAGGAATAAATATGGTGGACTTAAATGAAGAAATGATTGAAGAAATATACGCAATACTTAAGGATGGTTGTAGTCAAACTGAATCTTGGTCTATTGAGAATAGAGTTAATGTGTATAGGCTACATTTTATCAAGATGTATATTGATAAAATGATTTATGGGACTTCTAATAAAGAAGTAGAGAATATGTTTGCAGAATGGAATATCCCCAGACTGATTAATAAAGAAAAACCAGACGGATGGGAGGAATGACAATGTATAGTGAGATTGAAATGACAATGCTTGAGTCTCTCAAGAAAGAATTTGGAGAGACTTACGAAGCATTAGAAGAAGTAATCGTGATGGATAAATTGCGAATTGCTCAAGAATTGTATAACAAAACAGTTGATGATTATCGTGGAAACCAATCAGCCAAAAACTACAATATGCTGGTGGTTGCTATGATTTGTCTCCAATATTGGGGGCAAAAGAAAGTCAAACTGTTTTCTCTTACGGAGGACTTTTGAATGTGTGGAGCAATTTCAGTTCCATGCAAAACAGAAGGTTGTGAACGCTTCACAAAAGAAGAGTATTGTTCACAATGTAAAACAAATATGAATCATTTAACAGGTGTTTAAAATGGAATGTAAAAAATGTGAAGGAAAGGGATGGTATAAAGTCCCAAATCATCGTCTTGAAATTATGGAGAATGTTGAATGTATGGATTGTTTAGCACATGAACACTTCAAAGACCACTTGAAAGACGAATTATCTCGCTTGTTAATCAACACAAGTCCACAAAAACTGGCACAAATTGTAGCACAGTTAGTCGTTAATTCGGTGGATAGAAACGAGAATGACGACATTCAGCGCATTGAGGGCATCATTCATACGAAGAATGTCTTGAATGCGCTCACGCTTGCAGAAGCGTATTCACAGTAGGAATGGTTCACATGGGCGTATGGTGTAATAGGATAGCATTTTGGCCTTCTAAGCCGAAGATTCGGGTTCAAATCCTGATACGCCCGCCATTCCTTCTGTATGACCAACTTTTCGGTTGCGAGTCGCCCAAAATTGCGTTCTTTATATACACTCATGGGAACTCGTTTCACCCGAACTAATATGAATAAAGAGGAAGAAATATGCACACAGAACAAGAAACAATACAAACCGTGTTGCTCAATGTAATGTTGAACAATGACGGTGCAACAACAGAAGAATTAAAAAATGCTTTAATTCATGCTGGTTTGATTAAGCCAACAACGAATACTATGGACAACACAATTAGAGCAGGAATGATTGCATTACAAAGGCGATTTGCTAAGCAATTTAATATTGTATTGCATACAATTAGTCCCCATATCAAACAAAGAAAATACATTCCTTTTGAGAAGGCTAAGCAATTTTGCATAGATAATCTTTTGGAAGAGATGTATGATGAGGACGGAAACCATGTTGGATATTATTTCCAACACCCAATAGCACTAAGTAAAGAGAGGATTGATTTAATATGACCCCAAGAATACCAAATGTAGAATTTAGAATAATTGACGCAGAAGATATGCCACCAATGGTTATATCACAGAATGAAAAGGATGAACCAAAGGTAGTGATTAACACTTATCACCGACTTTGGTTAAGTCTTAACCGACGATTGATTGCTGGCATCATTGATGCTTTGCCTGAAAAACTAGATATGATTTTGACTTCATATCTTAAGGAACAGCGAAACTTTGAAAAAATGGATAGGGAGGAATAAATATGGCTAATGGAATACAAAAGGAATGCATAATGTGTAAAGCAACATTTGTTACGAGAACAATTTCTTCTGCTTCTTGGCAGAAACATTGTGAAGAGTGTCAAATCACAAGAAAGAGAGAACAACACATTCACCGAACTCAATCAAGGATTGAGAACCTTGAAGAATCTCTTCGCTCAGAAATGAAAACTTTGAGCCATAAAGTGTCAGATATTGATATTCTAATCTCAGCAGAGATTAGTAATGCCTTATCCAAACTTACAGATAATGATTTGTATGAGGCTTTGATGGCTTCCATGCAAAAACAAATTGATGCATTTATGTCTCAGATTGAGGCAGATAACAAAAAGTTTAGAGAAAAGATGCAAAGGCAATTGCTCACCATGAACAACAAATTAGTAAAAATTATGCAGGAGATGGAAGAATGATTAAAACATTGGCAAAGATTGCATTTTGGGGAACAGTCGGCGTAGCAACGGGTGTTGTGGGTATTGGCTTACTTGCCGCCCTTGACGATGCAGATTACCCTTTGGAGTAGGTGGACTCCTTTATATACTTTGGAAGAGTAGAGAAAACACAACGGAGATGATAATATGATTAAGTTGAGAATTATGAACGAAACGGGACACACAGAAGTTGTCCTTGCAGAAAGCGAAGTTATTGACCAAATTGACCAGCACCCGACCCATTGGGTGTTTATTGACGGTGAAATGGTTGCTAGAGAATCTATCGGGGAAATTAACTGGGACACCGTTCAATCGGTGGATTTGACCCCCGCTATTGTTGGAGGAAGTTATTGAGATTAATTTCTCTTAACTCTTCCAAACCACCATTCGGGGGTAGCGTAGGATTTAATCCATCCTGCGCTATCCCCTTTTTTGGGTGATGACACCCGATTTGATAAATTTTATCAACCAAAATGGATTAAAAATAATGCTAGACCTCAAAGGATGGACTTATTCCTCCGCTATTGAGATAAATGGTTTAGCAGTAGTCAAACCCGACTTTTACCCACCCCGCCATGTCCTCGCTATGGGCAAGAGGGGCTACATTTATTGCGACGGGCAGACTCGGATAGATTACGCAGGGCAAGTGTTTTCATCAACAGATGAATTACTCAATACCTGCGGAGAAGAAGCAATTCTTCATTTTAAGGACTGGGTATTCCTTGAAGAAAAAGAATGGGTGATAACCGATGGTAGTCGTTGGTTAGCCTCATTCTCAAATCTTTCAGAATTACCTAAAAGAAGTAAATATAGGTGTTAAATATGACTCAAGCCCCAAACAAAAAGATTTTATCAGATATTACTGTTCACATGAAATATGCAAAATACAACCCAGAATTACTCCGAAGAGAATCGTGGGATGAAATTGTTGAAAGAAATATGCAAATGCACATCAAAACCTATCCTCAATTAGAAGAGGATATTCGTGATGTTTATACTCACTTTGTCAAAACCAAGAAAGTTTTGCCTTCCATGCGCTCAATGCAATTTGGTGGTAAGCCAATTGAGATTAGCCCAAACCGTGTCTATAATTGTGCTTATATGCCAATTGATACTCACATCGCTTTTAGCGAGGCCATGTTTCTTTTGTTAGGAGGAACAGGTGTTGGATATTCTGTTCAGCGACACCATGTAGAATTAATGTCTGCAATTCAGCATCCTAATCCAAATCGCCAACGACGATATTTAGTAAATGATTCTATTGAAGGTTGGGCTGATGCAGTAAAGATTCTAATGGAATGTTATACGGGTGTTAGAACATCTACGCCTACATTTGATTATTCAGACATTAGACCAAAAGGTTCTCTTTTGAAAACTTCTGGTGGAAAAGCGCCAGGCCCACAACCATTGAGAGAATGTCTCGTTAAAATTGAAGGTATGCTTCAAAACATTCCTAATGGTTCTATGTTGAAACCAATTCAAGCACACGATATTATGTGTCATATTGCCGATGCTGTTCTTAGTGGTGGTATTCGTCGTGCGGCTATGATTAGTTTATTTTCAGCAGACGACCATGAAATGATTGCTTGTAAATCTGGTAATTGGTGGGAAAACAATCCCCAAAGAGGCAGAGCAAACAATTCAGCAGTTCTTTTGAGACACCGAGTAACAAAAGAATTCTTTATGGATTTGTGGAACAGAATCAAAGCATCTGGTTCTGGAGAACCTGGAATTTATTTCAATAATGATAAAGACTGGGGAACAAATCCCTGTTGTGAAATTGCACTCCGACCATATCAATTCTGCAATCTAACTGAGGTTAATGCTTCAGATATTACAGACCAAGCAGATTTAGAGTCAAGAGTTTCTGCCGCCGCTTTCCTCGGAACACTTCAAGCAGGATATACTGATTTCCACTATCTTCGTGAAGTTTGGCGTAAAGCAACAGAAAAGGATGCTTTGCTCGGTGTTTCCATGACAGGTATTGCTTCAAATGTTGTTGAACATTTGGATTTAGAAATGGCCGCTTACGAAGTTAAGAAGGAGAATGAGCGTGTTGCCAAAGAAATCGGTATTAATCCAGCATCAAGAACAACCTGTGTTAAACCTGCTGGAACAACTTCTCTTGTGTTAGGCACTTCTTCGGGGATTCATGCTTATCACGATGAGTATTACATTCGCCGTTTGCGTGTTGGTAAGAATGAAGCAATCTATGGTTATCTCGCAAATAATCATCCCGAATTGGTTGAGGATGAGTTCTTCAACCCGCACGAACAAGCAGTTATTTCAGTTCCTCAAAAAGCACCCGAAGGTGCAATTACACGCCACGAATCGGTATTTGATTTGTTAGAGCGAGTCAAAAACTTTAGTATTCGTTGGGTTCGTGCAGGGCATAATGATGGACTGAATACCCACAATGTTTCCGCCACAATTTCTATTAAAGAAGATGAATGGGAAACAGTAGCCGATTGGATGTGGTTAAACCGACATTACTATAATGGTCTGTCTGTTCTCCCGTATGACGGAGGCACATATACTCAAGCACCTTTTGAAACCTGTGATAAAGAAACCTATGATAAATTGACCGAAACACTTCAAGATGTTGATTTAACAATGGTTCAAGAATTACAAGATGATACAGACCTTTCGGGCGAATTAGCCTGTGCTGGTGGTGCTTGCGAAATCTAAGGTGATTAAATGAAACTCTCCAAAATTTCTAATTTTGAAGAGTATTTAGATGTAATAACAATAATGGCTAGAGATTTATCGGATGAATCTTTACATAGAATAGGTATGGCAATCAATGTCTGTGATTCTTACATGGATGAGCAGGAAAAAATATATAGGCTAAATACCACTCTCAAAAAATGTCTGTGGGAATATGAAGAAGCAATCAACATGGGCTTTCACAAATTCATAATCAAACAGACAGGTAAAATTAAAGAATTGCTTAACTACCACCACTATAATTGTGAAGGAGAATCATGCGATGTTTGTAATATATTGAAAGAAACTAAAATAAAAATGGTGATTAATAATGAAAGAGAAGAACCCGCAATATATTCTCAATAAGAGAAGCAACAAACAAATAGCCACACGCTGTCGTGTATGTGGCGGCAACCTTATGGTTGCCCATGAAATCAAGAACGAAATTCATGACAAATGTGATAATGATGATAAAAATGTATATATGATGTGATACAATGAAACTAAGAATTAAAAAACCAGATGATAGTAATGATTATTTTGAAACGAACATTACTTGTGCTACCTATAATTTTAGAGAAGTTATGACGGTTAGTTATCTGCGAAGTGCTAAAGACCCAATTCAAGCAGGATTGGAAGCCTTTTGGAAAGATATTATTTCTCCTAGAAAATCAAGGAGAACCTATTATAATGGCTTTGGATATAACTTTCATCATATTGTTTTTATTGAAGGTTGTCCTATCGTTCTTTCAAGAGAAGGCATTCGTTATCAACTGAATGGTAAATCATACAGCCTTGCGACTATTTGTTCTGCTTTAGCAAGAATTACTTACAAATCATGTTTTGAGAAGAAGCCAGACGCTTTATTGTCTGCTTTGTATGCTACACTTAATTTACCAGAGAATGTCAAATATTGTATTGAAAATCGTGCGCCATTTCATTTCTTCCAAGACTTTGAGAAGCAAGATGTTCGTTTGAATGTCGTTCAAATTGATGATAAGATGCTCGCTATGGAAATCAGCGATGGTGTTTGGGGTGAAATAACTCCGAAGCAACTTGACTCTTACTGTAATTTCTATGTTCATGGTAAGCGAAGAGGCTCATGGAAGTATCTTTCTCCTAAATCCCTATATACTAGGTTGATGGGTCGTGAACCAACGGAGGCTGAATTGAAAGTGATGGTCGCCTTTTTGATGCAGAACAGAATGCAAGACATTGTGGATGCAAGAGCATTAGAATTAGTGGCTGATATGTTGGTTCAACACAAAGGCCGACTATCTGCTGAATATGACAATGATGGGGTTCTAACAAATCTCTTCGTTAGAGGTAAAGATTATGATTGGCAATTGACAAATAATCGCTATAAGTCTGGTATTCAAATGGTTTCAACCTATGTCTGGCAACCAGTCTTAGAAGTCATTAGAGATGAAGATGATGTTAAAATCATCAAGGAAAAGAAAATGTCCGAACCAGATTGGCGTGGCCCAATTTGTATTGATAATATGGCTGATGGCTCTCCATTAGGCGACCAATTCGCCGCAAGAGCGTTAGCCCTTCTTAACGACTCCTTTACAATAACAATAGTGAATACGATTAAGCGGTATCTTGCCGCCGAACCAAATGAATATAGGATTGATAATGATGATTTGCGATGAATGTGGTAGCAACAATAACTCATTTGATGAGATACAAGGCGAAAGAATTTGTAATGACTGTGGGCTTATCTTAGTCCAAGAGATGTTTGAAGAAACCGTTCACATTTTAGATACGGGCGGGAACCTCAAACATTCTGCTGATAAAGGCAGATTAGGTTCTGTTATTACAGGTAAAGGTTCTTACAAGTTTAATAAGTTCGGTAAGAATAGCGTAATTCCTCAGCATATTCAAAATGCTCTAATGCATTGTAATATGATTTTGGCTCATGTTGCTCCTAATTTGGGATTGAATGAGCGTGTTGAGAAACTGTATCTTGATTTACATAGTAAGGGCGTATTCGGAAGAAGTCAAATTGAAGCAAGAGCAACAGCAGTTGTCTTTTATGCTTTGAGAGAGAATGGAACGCCACATACCTTTGCAGAAGTTTCTGCTGAATTTGATGCTAACTTAAAATCAGTTAAGAGATTAGTTAGAAAGATTAACCAAGTCTTTAGAAACAAAGCAGGTTATAGTCCTGTTAATCCACAGTATCTTTTAGAGAAAACTCTCAATGATATTACCGATGATTTGGTGTTTAGGAGACAAACTATCAAGGTGTTGGAGTTCTTTGAAACAAAGGTAGCGCAAAATACCTTCAACAAGGGAAGGTCATATTATGCTTCTATTATTTGGATTTCAGCAAACATGAATGTGAACACATTGATAACTCAAAATCTAATCACAAAGAAAACGGGGTTCTCTCGTTTCAATATTAGACGACAAACAAAAGCAATTCTATCTATGATTGGTTTAGAACTAGCCAGTCAAGTAAAAGGAAAACAATTAAGCGAACTAGGTGAATAATATGTTTGAAAAGGAATGGAATAAAATAGCAAAGAAAGTATATAAGAACGCAGTTAATCATGGGTTTTGGAAAGAAACCCCGAATGATGGTGAACGCATGGCTTTGATTCATGCTGAAATTAGTGAAGCACTTGAGGCTTTGCGTGATGGAAACCCGTCATCTTCAAAGATTATTGAGTTCAGTAATCTTGAAGAAGAATTAGCCGATGCAGTAATTCGTATTATGGATTATGCTTTCGGCAAAGATTTAGATATTGCAGGAGCAATTCTAGCAAAAATGGAATATAATGAAAGCCGTGAATTCATGCATGGTAAAACATTTTAAGGAGGAATAAATATGAGAAAAGTATTAGTAATTGGAGCAGGCGGAATTGGAAGTTTTCTAATTCCTACATTAGATAAAGTTGGTCTTTACCGCATTCATGTGGCTGACCCCGATGGTGTAGAAACAAAGAATCTACCTTATCAAAACTTTAAGAAAGGCCATGTTGGGCAGAATAAGGCTCAAGTAATGATGGATTCCTACGAATCTGTTAGTTCTTTCAGTAAATACCCAATTTTAACGGCAAAACAAATGGAGGGCTATGACCTTGTGATTTGTTGCGTTGATAACTTGGGCGTGAGGCGAACCTTATACAACACAACCCTTAAATGGCTTGACTTACGAGCGCAAGGCAGAAATGCCGCCCTTGTGTCGCATAAGGCCGACCCGAAGATGTATGATATGCTCTTAGCAGGTGAAGAAGGTTCATTCAGTTGTCAAGGGGATTCTTGGGATGGAACAAATAGTAATGTTCATTTTATGCAGGTCGCAATTGCAGGATTAGGCGCACAATGGATTCAAAGATACTTCAATGATGAAGAAGTGAGAGATTATATGGTGGTGAATGTATGAGCAAAAAAAGAAATTTTTGGACGGATGAACAGTTAGCGTTCCTTGTTGTTTGCAGAACGAAGAAGCAATCATGGGAGCAGATTGCTAACTCTATGCAAGAGAAGTTCGGCTTTTGGAGAAGTCCCGCTAACATTGGCTCAAAATACCGTAGTCTATTTGATGGCGACCATGCCAAAGAATATACGCCCCAACAATCAAAATTCATTATTGATTGCTATTTGAATCACTTCCAGACAAAAGTGATTCTTGATGGTTATTTTGAACAGTTTGGTCAAAACATCAAGGAATCAGATATTGATGATGTCGTCAAAAAGCATCTAGCGACAGAAAAGAAAGTAGATGCTGAAATCAAAACAATAAAAACAAAAATTAAGGAGAGAAAAAATATGAAGAGAAACGCATGGACAAAAGAAGAAGATGAGCAATTGCTTGCTTGTGGTTCTTGGAAAGAAGCGATGGAATTGCAGAATGGTCGTTCAAGGACGGCTAAGAACAACCGTTGGGCTTTGCTACAAAAGCGAAGAAAAGAACAAAAGAAAGGCGCAAAGCGTGGACGAATGACAAAGGCTGAATTAGAAATGATTCGCAATTGTAAAACTGTTGAAGAAGCATTGGCATTGAATTTGCGAAAGCCCGAAACAATTATTCGGCAATTTACTACTTTCAATTCAAAGAAGAAAGAAGTTGTGCTTGCTGTTGAGCCTAAGCCAAAGAAGGAGCGTAAGCAATATGCCCCTCGTTGGACGAAAGAAGAGGATTATGACCTAATCTTGAACTTTTACGAACTTTCAATTGACGAAGCCCGAAACCGATTTAATCGGTCATACGGGGCTATCGCAACCCGCTTAGAAAAGTTGGTTGATAGCACAAAGCCTGAGCATATCTCTATGCTTATGGAGGCTTCTAAGGAAATCAAGAGTCGCAAGAAGGCACAGAACCCAACGCCCAAAAAGAGCCGCAGAACGCTACGGAAGGAGCGAAAGAAGGCTAAGAAAGAGGCTAAGTTGAAGGCCAAGTTGCAGAAAATCCGAGGTGAATAAACATGGGAAGAATTAAAGATAAAATGATTAAAGACGGTGATGACGACGATGATGATGGTTATGACCATTATGAGATTGAACAAGCAGAATTGGAGTATTTTCGTCAAAAAGCAATTGATGACATTAAGGCTCACTATGAGATTCTTTTGAACGAACAGTTGCGTTCTTGCGTTGGCCCAAGAGAAAAACTAGAAGGTGTTGCTATGCATTCTTTAGCATTTCATGACACTATTTGGCAAGCATCTACGGAAACTCTTCCTAATCTTGAAGTGCAGGTTGTAATTGATGGAAAGAACAATTGTTTCGTTTCAACGGGAAGTCCGGGTTTTGTTGATTTCTTTGAGCCTCCAATTGGTATGACTCTTCCTATTCGTTGTTGGATTCATACTCATCCATTTGGTGCTGCTTATTTTAGTGGAACTGATATTCGGACTGTTTCTATCTGGGAACCAAATATGGAATGTGCATATGTTCTTGGTGGAACTGGGCATTATGGTTTTTGGGAGAGTCGCTTTGAACCTAAGCAATTAGGAATCTATGTGAACAATGAAGAACATGAAATCCAAACATGGGGTGAAGAAGAATGAGTAAGAGAATTAAAAGCGGTTTAAGCACCGCCGCAAAATATCCAGATAGACCGATGAGAGAAGCCGAAAAAATTTCTTTGAAGAAAAGAGCCGAGCGACACACAAATGCTCATCCTAATGATAAGAACACGCTAAAGGAAAACAAAGGTGTTCAATGGGCAAAGTCAAGAAAGACTGAGCGAGATAAGAAATTGAAGCAGTTTTACAAAACTCATGTTTATACTTGGGTTTCCGAAAACCGCCGAGCATGGGTCGCTATTCCTCCAATGGAGGAAGAAGAATGAAGGCTTTGGGCAATTATGCAGTAATTAAACTGGAAAATTCAGTATCTGCATCAGGTATTCAGGTTAAAATTGATAGCACAGGTATTGTGCATTCTTGTCCCTCAATGCCCGAAGTGGAAGGTAAATTGGTTCTATTTGACGATAGACACCGTTTCGTGACTCACGAAGATATGATAGTTGTTTCTGTTGAACATTTATTGGGAGTGATTGAATGATTTTGAATGGAGAAGAAGTAAAACAAAAGTTGCTACAAGGCATTAACTTGGTTGCTGATACAGTTAAACCAACATTAGGGCCACAAGCAAAAACTGTGATTTTACAGGGTAATCCTCCTGTTGTGATTAACGACGGAGTGACGATTACAAAATATATTTCCCATGACGACCCTTATGTTCAAATGGGAGTTCAATTAGTTCAAAATCTAGCAAGTAAAGCCCAAGAAGGTTCAGGCGACGGAACCACTACTGCTTGCATTCTTGCACAGGCTTTTTGTAATGAATTAATGAAGAATGAAGAACACATGACTACACATGACTTTAATCTTCTAATGGAATCTCTTCGTGAGCAAACCATTAGTTTCTTAGATAGTATCTCTATGACTGTTGATGATATGGATATTTTCAATGTTGCTACGATTGCCGCAAACAACGATGCTTCTTTGGGTTCTTTAATCAAAGAAGCATTTAATACGGTTGGTCGTGATGGTGTGATTACTGTTGAAGAATCTAATGATTATCAAACTCAATTGATTCTTCGTGAAGGTATGGAAATCCAAGAAGGTTATTTGAGCCATCTTATGTGCAATACGGAAAGTGGAAAGGTAGAGTTTAATAACCCTGTTGTTTTCATGTCAAATATGAGCCTCCGTCATTTCAAGGACATTATGCCTCTGCTTGAATATTCAGCGAGTCAAAGCCGACCTCTTTTGATTATGTGCAAAGGTATGGATGGTTCAGCACTTAACAATTTGATTATGAATCTAATCAATAAGACTGTTGAATGTGCAGTAGTTATGGCTCCTAATTTCGGAGATGCTCAAATTGATGAGTTGTCGGATATTCAGTCTTTAATTGGTGGTAAAGTCTTTGTTGAAGAAAGCAAGGACGATTCTAAACTCTTTACTGAAACTGATTTGGGAACCTGTTCTAAAGTCATTATCACAAAAGAAACCACGACCTTTATTGGCGGAGAAGGCAATACCGAAGATAGAATCAAAGCCCTGAAAGAACAGGCACTTGATTTGAAAGGGCATGACTTGGCTCGGATTAAATCAAGAGTAGCCCGCCTCAAGGGTGGAATTGCTACTATCAAGGTTGGTGCTTCTTCATCAATTGAAATGCGAGAAAAGAAAGAACGACTTGATGATGCACTTCACGCAACAAAAGCCGCCTTAGAAGAAGGTATTGTTGTTGGTGGTGGTGTTCCATTTATTCGTCTTGCTTATGCCATTGAAGCACCCGAATGGTTTAGAAAGTCTGTTGTAAAACCTTATCGTGTTTTGATGGATAACGCAAACTACACCGAACAAACAAGAGTTGTGGGTTTTGAAATTGAAAAGACAATTGATGGAACAAATCCTAACTGGGGATTCAATGCCGTTTCATGTCAGCATGAAGATTTGTTTAAGGCGGGAGTCTTTGACCCTGTGAAGGTTTCTAAGAACAGTTTCTTAGCAGCATTGTCAATTGCTCAGTTGTTTTATTCAACAGATGTAGCAGTATTAGTGGAGGAATAAATATGGATAAAGAGATTGTAAGAATGACTACCGTTTATTCGGATGGGACTATGTGTATTCTCATTAAAGAAGATGATGGTCGTTTGAGAGTTGAATGGAGGGAACGCTGATGGAATGCCCTAATTGTAAAAGAAGCATTATGCCCTATTTTGGTGGGTATCATATGCGAAGATATGGTATGTGTCAAGATTGTTGGGAAGTAAAACTCAAGGAGACTAAGAAATGAAAGAGAAAGCAATTACTGTTGTTTTACCTGCGCCACATAAGCAAAGGATAAAATGCCCTATCTGTGAAGGAAACAAATGTAAAGTCTGCAATATGTCTGGGGAACTAGGTATTAATGTAGCACCAAAAATTCCGATTCAAAGGGCGCATATCATCAAATATGTTGCTGAAAATATGCACGAAGTAGCAAAGGAAATTACTCGCAAATATGGTTTAGTGCCTGAAATTAATACGGCTGAAGTGATAGAAGTAAATGGAGGACAATTTGAAGTTGTTCAGATTTCTAGTCTTGGCGGTGTTTGTTGGGTTGTGAATCGCTTGGATGATTTAGATACTCCAAGATATTTTACATCAAAACAGGAACTTGACAAGTTTAAACAGGGGTGGATGAATTGACAGATGAATTGGAAGTTAAAGGAACCATAGTCCGTAATGCTGAACTGGACTGTAAAATAAAGCGTGGTGTCTATTGGAATATAGAGGTCGTGGATATTCGTTGGTATCGTAATGACAAACCAACGAATAAAGGCATTCGTTTGAATGTTGATGAAGCAAAATTGTTATTACAAATTTTAAGGAGAGAATTAGATGAAGAGAGTAAGTGATGTTCAATCAAAGAAAAGCCTACGGGCGGCAAATGAAGAAAGACAATACGGACATAACGCTGTTCCTCGTTTTGGAACTTGTGCTGGAAAGATTATTGATTTGTTTGCCATTTATGTTGAAGAATGTATGACTGTTCCACCTAAAGGCGGAAGAGGTTGTCGTGTTCAAAAAGAACACATTGATTTGTGTTTTGGTAAGTTTTATCAAGCGATGAGAGAATTTATGGATGGTGAAAAGAATGAATAGATATAATGAATTATTAGACTGGCTACAAAACGAACACAACGAAGTGTTTAATCAATGGGCGCAAATAGAAGAAGTAATGCGTCTTGAGGAAGAACAAAAATTAGCAGAAGAACATTCTAGAAATAATAGAATGTTTGATTACTGTATTTCTATGTATAAGAAAACATTTCCAAATACTTCACCAAGCATTTTAAATGCTATTGATATGATTAATGATTCAGTAGGTTTGGAATATTCATATAAAATGGACGCTATTCGTGCTTTGTTGCGTAATGATAGCGGAGTAATCTTTAGAGGTAGTGGTAATCTTTGGGGTAAATGGAAGCGTGAGTTTAAGGCATTGGAGGAAGAAGAATGAATAAACTATATTTGATTACAACCAACAATAAGAAGTTTGATGCTTGGTCTAAGCAATTGAAGAAACAATTGAAGGGTATTGCTCTTGAGGCTTTTAGTGCAGGATATAATGAAGTGGTGAATGGAAATTATTTGGCAAGAGCCTCTTTTGTTTGCTACTGGGAAATTCATGCAAACGATTCCTTAGCAAGATTAGCACCAGCAATTACTCAAGCATCATTGATTCATATGTTGCATAGATTCATGGATGCAGGAATGCACGAAGAAGTGAGGATTGTTGAGCAATTAATGATGAATTTCTTGCGACTCCTTCAAAGACTAGAAGGAGAGGAAAACAATGAAGAAGAGTGATTGGGTCTATCTAGCAAATGCTATGTGGACTTATTCGGAGAAGAATGAAGGAAGAATCAGTAGCCTTCTAAAACAACTGATTAGAGAAATAAATAACAATAAGGAGATGATTGAAAATGACATGGGAAAATATGAGCAGAATGCTACAAGCGACAGACCAATTGACACCGACTCAGCAGATAAGTCGGATTTCACGGGACTTGGAAACATTCACGACGGAGAAGAGTAATCCTTCTTTGGTTTTGCAGATTCTTGACAAAGATAAACTGGAAGCGAATAGCCTTGGTTTAGCAAAGGCAAAGAAATGGATGGCTAAAATCTTTGATGTTTTTGATGATGAGATTGATGGATTGATGTATGCTCACGATGATTTGGGCGAAGCAATTTATCACCTTGACCCATCAGCAGAAAAGCAACGAAACTTTTCTGTTCAGTATGTTCATCGCATTTTGAACATGAACTGCGGAAAGATTGATTCTAATGAATTTTCTATTCTTGAAGAATCAATTTTGGCTATGTCTGCAAATGCACGACGCTGGTTCATTCGCTATATGTTAAGAACACCACGAAACGGAATCAATGAAGGAACGGTTGCGAAGATTATTGCCAAGCACTACAATAAGAAGCAAGCAGATGTAAAGAAACATTTGAACTTCAATTCAATTGAAACAGTTGTTTCTCATTATGTTGCAGGTTCTAATCCTCCATGCAATCTAACATATGGAAAGTTCGTTAAACCAATGCTTGCGAAAGAAGTTCCGATGAATAAGTGGCCGACTAACTTTGTTGTTGATTACAAATACGATGGAAACCGTTATCAAATTCACATTGATGGAGATAAGACTATGATTTTCAATCGTAAAGGTAAAATCGTAACTCAGCAATTCCCCGATGTTGTTGAATTGGTTCAAGAATATGATGTTGAAAATGCGATTCTTGATGGTGAAATCTATCCTATCTTGGAAAATGGCGCACCTGCACCTCATAAGCAAATGGGAACAAGGGTTCATTCAAAGAATGTTCAAGAGGCTATGGAAAGGGTCAAGGTTGAATGGGTCATTTTTGATTGTCTCATGTTGAACAACGAAACAGTCATGGATTTGTCATACACGGAACGCTTGGAGAAGATGAAAGACTTGCCGAATCAAGCACACCGAATCACCGAGGGCGACATTATGGCCTTTTACCATGAAGCAATCAACGAAGGGTTTGAAGGAATCATCGTTAAGGATGCAAGCCAACCTTATCAATCAGGAAAACGCTCCGTTTTCTGGGCTAAATACAAACCTCCGCAGATTAATCTTGATGTTGTTATCCTCTCCGCAAAATACGGGGAAGGTAAGCGGTCAAATGTTTTCGGCACTTACGAATTAGGCGTGAGGGCTAATAATGGTTATCACAGCGTCGGATGGTGTGGAACAGGCTTCTCGGATAGCGATTTAATCAACCTCACCAACACGCTACGGCGTAATGTTGAATCCTTTGACAACGGGCGATTCTTTGTTTCGCCTGTTGTTGTTCTTGAAGTTAAGGCTGATTTGGTTAGCCGTGATGAAAAAGGAAACTTGGGTCTAAGGTTCCCAAGATGTGTCCGTATTCGTGATGATAAATTTGTTGCGGATATTAATACCTTGAATGATGTGGAGAGATTAGAATGAAAGAAGAATCAGCAATATGGAATACAAAATACTTTGCAGACCAACATGGGCGTTGCAGGAAGATTTCCAAAATGAGCATGAATCAAACAAATGCAGCAATTAGAACTTCATTTACGAGAATGAAAACTTCTATGCTACATTTAGAGAGACTCTATCAACGGAGATATGTTTTGAAGCAAGCATTAGGAGAAGAAGATTACATGGTGAGAAACCACAAGCAAAAGATTATTCAAAATCTTGGTTTGAAATCGGAACTTGAGAAGAACGAACATATGCAACAGATTCTTCTAACTGCTTTGAGTTTCATTGAAAGTGGAAAAGACATTTCTTTGATTAAGGCTATTCTTGAACAAGCGAGGGATGATGAATGATACAACAAGGAGAAATGACAATTATTGATGCGATTACTTACAGGTGTTTGAAAATTGATGATGATGGCTATGCTCATCTAAAAAACATCTTGCATGAACAAGGCCGACCTAAGTTAGTTTTACAGAAGTATTGTCCTTACATTAAGGATAATCAAATCATTGTTCCTGAAAAGCCTGCTTATAAGAAACCAAAACCTACCACCAAAATTAATGTAACTCAGTTAATTAAAGAAACAACTGACCTTCAAGTTTCAAATGAGGCAAAGTATTTCATTACTCAATGGGTTGAAACAGCGATTGCCAACCTTATTAGCAACGCAGAAGAAAACGCAATTGACAGGGGAGAGTCTCGCTTAACTGCGGCTCATTTCTTTTGGCTTGAAACAAATACTGCACCTAATGGTTATTGGCCGTCAAATACAGAATATATGCAGGACTGATACTCATGTATAGTAAAGATATGTTAATTGGTATCATGCTAACTGCTGGTAAGTTGGATTTTAATATTGAAAGAGCAAGTGATTCTCAAATCGGTTATCGTGTGAGAGTGAAAATTATCCTTCGTGCTGAAGAATCATTTCTTAGGGCTGTTGAAAGAACACTTCTTCAACATGAAATCACTTCTTCTTACAAAGAAAAAGAGTCAAAGACAAGACCGAAGCCTATTCTAAAGATTGGTGGAATCAAAAATCTGTATAAATTGACAGAATTAGTTCCTGTATTACCTGATGCAAAGGGAGAATGGGGAACATTTAGAGAACTCGTAGAATTAATTTCAGAGAATAAACATAGAACATCAAGTGGACTTGATAGAATATTTGAATTGAAAGGGGTCATTTAATGGGACTAACAAATAGAAATAATGATAATAGAACAATTCTACTAACAGGCAAAACTGGAACTGGAAAATCAACAAAGGCACTTACATTCGTAAATGACCCAATCGTTCTATATGCAAACGACATTGATTTTGATGTAGGTTCGTTTCCTGTGGAGAACGGAATCGTTATTGAAGATGTGCATTACAAGCCCGATAAGTCAGCGATTTTGCACATCATACGCAATTATCGTGGTCAAGTAGTATTGACTTCTATTAACCAAAAGTCTGTTCCCAAAGAAATTAAGGATATGTGTAAAATTAAAAGAGCAGGTTCTCATAATTTTCTTGAGGAAGAAATCAAAGCAATCGCTCCAAATAGCGAAACTCCTTTCTCTTTAGATAGAGATACTTATTCCATCGTGAATGGTTTTCTTAAGGAGAGAAATAGAGATTTGGTTGCTGAAATTTTACTGTTTAACAAACCATCAGATACACAGATTTTATCGTGGTTGTCTGAAAATATGCACCCTAATAGATTAATTTTTGTTGATGGGAGAGTTAAGCGAAGATGGAGCCAAAGATACTTTTATGAGATGCTTGCCTATTCTCATACAGGTTCTTTTGTGGGACAATTGAATATGCCAAAAAGAAGAGCATATTCACAAATACCAAAACTAGCAAGAAGGCTTGGAGTTAAGAACCAAAGACTTCTTCCTGCTTTGTTGAAAGATGAAGCGTTTAAGGAACAGGCAAAAAAGAAACTTAATAATGCCGAATGCCGATTGCTTAAAATCGGTGAGAAGCGGCGAAGAAAGAAAACTACACCTATTGTAATAACACAAACATCATTAGGTGATTTTATGAAGGAGGGATAAATATGGGAACTCATGGATTTAGTATGGCTAAAGAAGAAATAATTAAATTGATTAAGAAAGAGGGGCCAATGCCCACCGAAGAAATCAAGGTGAAAATTGAAAATATTCCTAGACTTAAAAATACTAGAATAACCTCAAATCGTATTGGTCAGCATTTGCGTAGGATGCCCTTCATTGTTCATGGTGAACAACCAAATGGAACAAAAATATACGCACTAATGGAGGAATAAAAATGTTATGGACAGAAAAATATAGACCTAAAAATTTAAATGAAGTAATTGGACAAGAACACTTTGTATCTGATGCAAGAGGTTGGGTTGAAGAAAACAATATGCCTAATATCTTATTATACGGAAATCCTGGAAATGGTAAAACAGGCGCAGGATTAGTGATTGGAAGAGAAATCTTGGGTGATTCTTTTCAAGATAATTTTGTTGAAGTGAATGCATCTGATGATAGGCGATTAGAAAATGTGAGAACTACGATTAAGAATATCGCACAAAGCGGAACAATCGGGGATGCACCATTTAGAATCGTATTATTAGATGAAATGGATGGTATGACCACCGATGCCCAAAACGCACTAAAGCGAATCATGGAACGATATGCAAGCAATATTCGTTTTATTATTACCTGCAACGACAGAAATAAGATTATTTTTGCATTACAAAGTCGGTGTGCAAATTATCATTTTAAGCCACTCTCTAATGAGGCTGTCTTGGAAGTATTGACTTCAATTCTCAAGGCTGAAGAAATAACCCGATTCTCCCAAGATGAATTGGACTCCTTTATATATGCTATGAATGGTGATATGCGGAGGGCGATTACGGAACTCCAAGCGGCAAAAGCAAGCAATTCCACCCTCAAAACGCAAATTGATGCAGGATTGAATGAATACAAAAAATTGTTAATGAAAATTGTTAATAAAGATAACTTCGCATTAAGCACAATACACGATTTCTTACACAACGGATTTACTATCCGTGAAATCTGTATCGGCTTACACGATGCAGTTATTCAAACTGAATTAGAAAGTAATGTCAAATTCAAAATTTTAAGAACCATAGGAGAAAGCGAATGGCGTTCAACCACTATGACTCCAAAGGTTTTAGCATCTTGGCTAGTTAGCCAACTATCATAGAATTGAACAAAGAAAAAAAATAAATATGGAAGTGAAAAACATGGACGAAAACATGAAAGCAGAAATTGAAAAGGGCGCACAGGCTATCGGCTTGAGCGTTGAAGAAGCGAAGAACAAGTTTGAAGAGATTTGTTCCGAAAACAACATTGAAACCACAAACCCTATCGCAAAGGGTCTTTGGCGAAACTTTGTTGCGAATGTAAAGCGAACACAGAATAATGATGGTGGTGAACAGAAAGACAACGATTCTTTCTACAAAGCAGCCTTTGGTTTCTTTGTATCGTTAGATGCTCCAAGAGATATGATGGCTTGGAACAGAATGAAGGCAAAAGAAGAGTTTATGCGTGATGCTGACAACGCTCTTGAACAGGGTATTGTGGCTATTGCTTCACAGAACGCTCTTGGAAAGTGGGTTGTTTCCCGCTATCACAACGGAGAATACAACGAAAAGACCATTTCAACTCTCCCTTCGGGTGCAGAAGAAACAGAAGATGGTCGTTTCTTTATCCCATTGGATAATACCGCCACTTACATGAATGGTGGTAAAAACAACAATTACGGTAAGCCTCTTCCCGCAGAACAAATGCGACGAAGTGGCGTTTTCTTTGGTTCTGTCGGAACGGGAGAAATGAAACCGTATTACTTCTCTTACAAAAATCAAGGCGGAGTGGACTTTGCACCAAATACTTTTGAGTGGGTGCATTTCCTTTGTGTCGCTAATGACAATGGGACGGACATTTACGGTGCTAAGGACTTGACTTTCAACAGTCTTTCCCTTAACTCTGAAATGAATCCCGATAATGAACTTTATCGTGATATGTCCACCTTTGACTTTGAGGATTGCTTGCGAGAAAACTTTGCATCGCATCTTGTTCCTCTTGTTGATATGGATAAGGCCCACATTGAACGCCAAGCACTTCCTTCAAAGGAACGCTATGTCATTACAGACGGAACGGTGTGCAATATGAACATGACTCCAACAAAGAACGGAAACAGAATCATCAATCTAACTGACTTGAATGCAGAAATGGATTATGATTCTAACGAATCTGGTATTACTACTTGCTGGATTCCTGAGCATTTGACGCTTGACTTTGGTATTGGTTCTTCTGTCGTTGTTATTGGCCGAACAAGCCAAAGAACAACTGATGAAGGTGTTGAACCAACAACAATCAATGTTGCTGGTCTTTACTGCACAGTTCGTCATGGTTCAGCCGTTGAGGTTTCTGTTCCCGTTGAAGAGGACTTTGACTGGTTTTGAGTAAAACCATCCATTGTGTAGTCGTTGGCGTTAATGACGGCCATAGAGGTGCGAAGCCTTTCCCTTTGGAGGGAAAAACATGGATGATATAAAGAACGAAAGATTTTTAATTAAAGAAACAAGTTATCTCGTTGATTTGAAAGATGTAGATTTTATTACTTGGAGCGAAAATGAAAGAGACTTAGGTAAGTATTTGGCTAAGTTGCACATTGGTTCTAAGGAAACAAGATATATGTGCCAATCAGCAGAAGATTTGAAAACTTTACTTCAAACTTGGTCGGAAGTTAAAGGAGAAAAATTAGACCTTGATGTAGATGAATTAACATGGTGATAACATGGGATTAACTAGTAATACAAATAAGAAAGCAGTAGAAGAAGGAATGTCTCAAAATGCAAGAGTTATTGCATTTAAAGAGAAATTAGCAAAGCAGACAGAAGGAAGAAAAGCACGAAGCAACCGCCTTATTTGCGGCATTTGGGGAGAACCCAAGACTGTTAAAAGCGGTTTGGCTCTTGACTTTCCAGAGAAACAGATTTATGTTCTTGATTGGGACGATGGTTGCGAACCAACTTGGCGACAAAACCATGAAATGACTGATAGGATTACTCTTTGGAATCCTGAAGTGCGAAACAAAAACGGTGAATTGGATATTCAAAAGTCGGAAGCAAATTCCGAAGACTTTGTTTTGTTTGTGAAATCAAAGATTGAAGAGGGCGAAGATGTTCTTTTTGTTTTTGATGGAATTGATAAGTGGCTTGATTGTTGCACATTAAATGTGACTGGCTCTTCAAAAATCGGAAAGCCGCAGAAGATGAAATTTGAATGGGGTAAGAGAAACGCTCCTTTCTATTCTCTTTTGATGATGTGTAAGAATCTTAACTGCGACCAAATCTACATTACACACGCTAAGGCTGATTATGGTGCAACTGGAGAAGTTATTGGTTCTAAACCAAACTGGCACAATTGGGGTGATTACCTGTATCAAATTATTACGACGAGAAGGACACGCAAAAAGAATGATGTTGTTTATAAGGCTGAATTACTCAGCAGTAAAACCAACACCGAATTAGTGGGTAAATCTTGGGAAACATTGACTGTTGGTAGTGGAAAGGTTTCTTGGGAAGGTATGCCTGAATTGCGTGAGGGATTGATTTGAAGTTCACAATTGATAGTGATACCCTAAAGAAAGCACTAGAAAGCGTTCAAGTGAGAGGCAAAGGAACAACGAATAGTGGGTTTGGCTCAACCAATTTCGGCACTTATGCTTATTTGGTGGCTGATACTGCTTCTATTGAAATTTGGAATGGAAACGCTACCTTTTGTGTTAAAATTAGCCTTGATGCTACTGTTGAAGAACAGGGTAGGGTTTGTTTTGATAGCGCAACGGTTATTCCCTATTTGAAAAATTTTGGTGGAGAAGATATTACTTTTTCCGTTGGTGATTTTATTGTCATCAATTGCGGAACAAAGAAGGCTTCTATTCCTTTGGTAGTCAATCACCCGAATGCTGATGCTATCGCAAGAATCCAAAATATGTTGAATCCAGTTTCATACGAGATTCAGCCGCAGACTCTTTTTAACTTTGGTAAATCTAAGTTTGAAGGAGCATTTACTCTTACACAACGGCAATTACAGGATGCAATTAAAGCCTGTGAATTAGTCAAAAGTGGAGTGTATAAGTTTGATTTCAATAATGGTTTGTTGAATGTTTCAACCCGCCAAAATGTTACGAACAAATACGAAGAAACAATAACTCCTGTTTTTACTACGGGAGAACCTGCTACGGTGGAGTTTAGTTCGCCAATCTATGCTTTTTTTGAGAAAAACCAGATTTTGAACTTTTATGTAAAAGATGATTTTCCTCTTTTAGTAGTAGCGACTGATAGAATACTGTTGAAAGCACCACATATTTCGGGGTGAATAATAATGATAATTAGTAGAATGAATGATGGAAATAGAATATATAAATCTTGGAGAGAAAACGGAGAAAAGAAACATGAGATTGTTCCCTTTAGACCTTATTTCTATGTTAAGGAAGATAGTGCAGAACCATTTGAATATAGACCTTCTAAATATATTAGTCGGGAGTTTGAGTATATTCGTGGCGATTGGGTTAATCTTAACAACGAGCCGTTGAAGAAGGTAATCGTTGAGACTTCTCACGATATGCGAAAAGCAAAGGATATGTTCGGTGAAACCTATGAAGCCGATGTTCCTTTTCACTTTCGGTATTGTGTTGATGAGTTAGATGAAATGCCCGAATATAAAATGCGTAAATGGTATTGGGATATGGAATGGCAACAAGGTGGCGATTATCACGACCAATTGACTACAATTGTTGTTTATGATAACTACGATGAGAAATACTATCAATGGTCGTGGTTCCCTGAAGATGAATGGATTCCGAACAAACAACTTCAAGCAACCGATAATTATGAAACATATTTTTCTTTTTCAGAAAGAACAATGATTGAGTCTTTTATGAACGCTATGATTGTAAAAGACCCCGATATGTTAATTGCTTGGTTTGGTCATTTTGCTGATTTACCAAAGTTATTTGAACGAGCGTGTGCGGTGGGTCTTGACCCTCGCATTATTTCACCAACGGCAACAGTCAAGGGAGTTAAGTCTGTAAAAGACGGCTATGAGTTCAAATATTCGGAGAAAGGTTTTTCTCCAATTGAACAACCTATTGGTGGGCGAATTACACTTTCTTTGGACTTAGCATTTGAAAGACAATGGAATGATTCTCAAAGAGGAACATTACCCTCGCTTTCTCTTGATTATATCGGTGAAACAGTTCTTGATAAAAAGAAGTTGGTATCGGAAAAGTTTCCAGACACCAATGAATTTTATCGCAGGGCTTGGTTAGAAGATACACAAACATACCTCAAATATGCTTTGAGAGATGTTGAATTGATGGTTGAGATTGACGAAACTAATTTTTGTAGTGAAGCAATTCTTTCTCTTCAACGATTACTGAAAGCACCATTTGATGCTTGTTTTTATGCAAGTCATATGGGTTCTATCTACTTTATGCGAAACGCTTGGTGGAAAGCACCAACGGGTAGTAAAGTGGATAAAAGAGAAGAATATGAAGGGGCTATGATTTACGACCCATTAAGTGAAGGAACAAACGGATTACATTTAAATGTAGCCGCCTTTGATTTTGCTGGTCTATACCCTTCAATGATGATTGCTCGCAATATCAGTTGGGAAACTAAATCAGTAGAGCCGACTGAATTTGCAGTTAATATTCTTACTCCGAGAGACTTTAGCGAAACAAAACATGAGCAGATGCTCTATTACAAAACGGATAAACTCGGCTTACTACCAAGAGCCGTCCTTGAATTGAAGGAGTTGCGAAATGAATATAAACGACTGATGCGAGAGGCAAGAGAAACGGACAATGGCGAGTATGCGAAGTGGTATAACAATCAAATGGCAGTTAAGCGTCTAATGGCTTCTTTTTATGGCATTGTTGCCTTTCAAGGATTTGGTTGGGCTGATGTTGATTTGGCGGCATCTATTACTGCAAGTGCAAGAGAAGCAATTAGATTAGCGGCGTTTGCTGCAAAGGAGATGGAAGCATGAACAGTTTTTGTAAAAATTGGATTAATCAAGAAATACCTAATATGCCAGATGGATTTACTGCATCACAAATGCACAGCAGGCTATCTAATTTGGGCAAAACTTTAAAATATCTTGAAAATACGACTTGTATTGGGGTTTATCTCAAAAGACACAAAGCCTTAACTATGAATGATTCATCGGGAATTAGAACCTATTGGAGGAAATAAATATGAAAACAAAATATATTACAGTTAAACTATCATATGATAGTGAAGAAACTTATGAAATTACAATGCAAGAAGTCAAAGAGATTTTTCAAATGATGAATAACCTCAAGCGGAACGCCATCATTGTAGATATTGAACAAGGTGTGAATGAAAATGATGATGGACAGGACGAATGAATTATTGGAGGAATTATTGATGATGATTAACAGAAGCAACAAAATTCTAATGATGGTCAATGTGGTTAATATTGCGACAATCATTACATTACTGGTGGTGGTATTATGACCGATGATAGAGTATATTTAGAAACACTAAAAGAAATTAAAAACATGAAAGAACAAATGCATAAAGAAATTTCTAGAATGAAGGCGGAAATGGATATTATGTATATTGAATTACAAAGAGCAAAACAAGAAATTGGTGCTATTCGTGAAATACAAGAAGAAGTAGCAAAATTAGCAGGTGTTCCTGTTGGAATGCTATTTACAAATTACCGAGCGTGATAACTTGAAAGTAGTTTATGGACATACAGATTCTATCTATGTGCAGATAGATTCGGTGGAGCAAGCACAAAAATCAATTAAAGAGATTGAGGCAAAAGTGCGAGAACATTTTCCTAATGTGATGGGATTAGATAATCATCCCGTTGTTCTTGAATTTGAAAAGTATTATTCAGCATTGGGTGTTGGAACAACCAAAAACAGAAACGCAGGATTAGTGTCTTGGGAAGATGGAGAATGGTTAGAAAAACCAAAGTTCAGTATGACTGGATTTACGGCGAAGCGTGTTAGCGAAACAAAATTAGCGAAAGAAGTGCAAACAAATGCTCTCAAAATGTGGGTAGAACAAAAGACCTATCCTGAAATTACCAAGTATTTGTATGAAACATTTAAATCTGTGAATGAAGGGGATATTCCAATCTCTTCCATTATCAAAAGAAGCCGTCTAAGGCAAAACCGTTTCACAGTAAAATGCCCCGAATGCAAGACACAATATCATTTGCGTGATTGTATTCATCTAAAGCATAAAGTTTGTGAAAAGTGCGCTACACCAACGAAGCAATTTACCACTCTTGAAGGAAAGAAGCCGACGATTGGTTCGGGTATTGCTGGTGTTTTGTATGCTTGGGAAAAGAAAAAGGCTAATTTTGATGACTCTTATCTCTTCTTAAAAGTAAAGAGAGTAAATGATTTCTATACGCATCCTTTAACGCAAGAAAGGCGAGAAGTGGAATACTTATCAGGCATAACCTACGAGGATTTCAAGGGTTGTAGTCCCGATTGGGGCTTCTATTCGCAACAGGTTATCAAGAAGGCGGAACCCATTTTCAAGGCTATGGGATGGGACACAACGGCCATACGCACAGGAAAAATACAGTCAAGCCTTGACGAATGGTGGTGAAAAACATGAACACAGATGAAAAATATGAAGCAAGAATTAACTCAATGAGGCCATTTACTTACGATTGGCAACCAGAAAATTATGACGACCCATCAAAGCCAATTTTGAAGATTAGTAAATCTTCTTTAGTAAATTCTTTTGGTTGGTGCAATAAGAAATACGAATTTGCTTATATTCAGCGACTACCAGCAGACCAAACAGAAGCGATGAGAAAGGGAACTATTCTACATAATCACCGTGAAGAATTTTTTGATGTCTTTGATATTAAGAAAGCAGAATCTATGAATAACTCAGAAGTGCTTGAATATTGCACATCTTTAATGCCTGTTGATGATTATTTTGATGTTTCATTAACAGTAGCGGCATTTGAAGCACAGCGATTCATTGAAGCAAGAAGTGAAGGAAGAGTTGATGAGTATTTGCCAGTCATTAATGAGCGAATGTTTGATTGCGAAATTACTGTTCCTCAAAATGTAAGTAAGAAATATCCCCTACAACGAGATTATGTAGTGAGACTTCAAGGTATTATTGACCGTGTGTTTATTGAGAACGGCAAACTAATTCCCTTTGAATACAAGACTGGGGGCTGGAAAGAAGGTAAAGAATCTTCTATGCGCCAAGAAATGGCCTTTTATCAATTGATGATTGAAAATGCACCCGAAGAAGTGCTTGAAAAACATGGTTTGACAAAAGACATGGAAGTGAGCCATTGGGGTTGGTATTATCCCGTCGCTAACCATATTACCGTTGAACCTGTTAAGAAGCGTTCAATGACTGCTCTTTGGGATAATATTGCTAAGTTAATCTACACTTATGAACAAGGAGAATTTCCGACTAGTTTTTGGAGAAACACTTGTTCTCAGTATTGTTCCTATTATGGTATTTGTCCTGCGGCACAAGAGGATGCTTGGTTATGATAAAAGGAGGTGAAAAAAATGGTTGATTTAAAGAAAACAAGAGAAAATTTTAAGAGAGACACTAGAAGAGCGTATAGAATGAGACAGGCTACTATGGAAAAAATAGGAGTCAATTCTTATGAAGATTTTTTGATTGAGGAACTCATCAAAAAACATTATAAGCAGTTCTCGCACATTGATTACGAAAAATTATTGGAGAGTCTTTTAGATGAAAGAATTAATTGAAAAGAAAGTGCTTGGTAGAAATTGGACATTCAACGAGATTTCTAATCTCAATGATACAGTAGCCAATCTATCGCAAGACATTTACTCAGAGATGACTCTTATTGAGAAATTTAAACTGGTTCAAGATTTAAGAATCAAAGAGGATTATGTAGGGGCCTATTTTGAAGATGTGCTTAAATTAACAGTAATGACAGTCTTAAACGGCGAAATTGCTATGACAATCAAACAATTGCTCAATGGAGCAACAATTAATTTTGGAGGTAATACAAATGAAATTTCCGAGGGAAGTATGGGCGGGAAGCCACATCAAGAACGCACCACAAATGAAAAGAAAAGTCGTCTTAGCGAGGAATGATTATGCTAACTTTATTAATGCTCAAAATAACAGGACAAATGTCTACACTACGGTCTATGATTTTGAACATTTCTCAGAGAAAGCAAAAGTAGAATCTTCTGTAATTATTGATAGAATCTTTCTTGATTTTGATGCACACGAAGATGAATTAGATTTGGCTTGGAGGGATGTTAAAGTGGTAATGCAATTAGTTCATGAAAGAGATTATTTGCATACGCTTTTCTTTTCGGGCCGTGGCTTTCATCTATTTTTGTTTGGTAAGAAAACAAATAATATGAGAAATGTTCAAACTCTTTTCCGAGAGATTAAAGCATATCTCTCATCAAAAGTTGGTAGCAAAAATACACTTGATGATAGGGTAGGACAAACAACAAGATTACGCCGTATTCCTAATACTGTAAATATGTCATCTTCTGACGAAAATGGCAAACCCTATTATTGCATACCCTTGACACGATTTGACCTTATGTGTGAACTTGAAGATATTCTTGAGATTGCCAAAGAGCCTCGCCTTATCCCCTTCCAAAAGGATGGAAAAAACGAGGTTGTGTTTCCCGATGCACCCCCCATTGAGGCGATAGAGGGCGAGGTTTCCGTTCCCGATACGGTAGGAAAACTTCCAATGTTGCCCTGTTTGCATAATGCGGTAATGACGGAGAATCCTTCGCATATGGCGAGAGCATACCTTGTTTCTTGGTATCGTGATTTGCTTTCGGGCTATCGTGATTTATCTTCGGGACAAGAGAAAATGAAAGTGCTGGACTTAGTGGTTGAAGAACTTGAAAGAGTATTTTCTGAATCTGATTCGGTATGGCTTGATTGGGATAAAAACGAAACTAGAAAACACGCAAGATTTACAGTATTCAATAACTACAATACGCCTCATTGTGATAAATTGATTAGTGATGGCTTTTGTGTTGGAAAATGTTGGAGGTATCATAATGCTAGTAATTGATTCAAGAGAGAAGTCCAAATTAGCCAAATTGGTTATGCAGAAAGCAAAGGGCTTAAATATACAATACGAACAGCGTTGGATTGAGATAGGCGACTACATCTACGACGATGTTTGTTTTGAAGCAAAATCAACAACAGATTTTTTAGGTTCAGTAATGACAAAAAGATTATGGACGCAAATTGACAACATGGATAGACACTATAAAACAAATGTAGTGATTATTCATGGTAGTCTTGATGAAGCAATTATGAATGTGATTGAAAACTCGGAAAGCAAAATGCCCATCGGAACAAGAAGCATTATGCTTAACAATAAATTTCTTGGTGCAATTGGTAGATTGATTCTTGATACAGATGTAAAACCAGTATGGGTTGAGACAGAAGAAGAAGCCGCTTTGATTATTACAGCAGTAAGCAAAATGAAACCAATGACAAGAGATGTGATTGCCCCGCAAGTATTCAAGAGACTAACTACTGACGATTTGCGACTAGATTTGTTGTCCAGTATTAAAGGCGTATCAATTAAGAAAGCAAAAGAATTAATAAAACAATTTGGCTCTATTATGGAAATAGGTGAGTGTTCGGAATACGAATTACAAGCCATTGAAGGAATCGGAGAAACCTTAGCCAAAAGAATACTCTCCACATTAAACTCGGAAGAGAAGGTGAAAATATGAATGAAGAATATAATGAAGAAGAATATATGGAAGCACTTGAAACAAACGCAGGTGTTTTCAGCGAAGCCTTGCCCAAAGTCGTTAGAGACTTTCAATCATCAGCAGTTGAGGTATCACACTACAATGATATTCCTGCTGGTATTTGTTTCTTTAACATTCTTGGTCAAGTGGTAAAAGATTTTATTACAATTCCTAATGGAAGAAACCATGAAGATACCCGAATCCATTTCTGTTGGGTTCAAACAAGCGGAACTGGTAAATCTACTATGTGGAACTTTGTTGGGCCAGTTGCGGAAAAAACATTTGGTATGATTAATTCTGCAAACAACCACCCTCCGTTTGTTCGTAATAACTTACCAATGAATCGTATTTTCAACACATTCGGAGTAACTGATTATACCGATTCTGTTCTTATTGGCGGTTATGATAAAGAAGTGGACGATGATGGAGAAATTGAATATCAAAGAAGGCCAGGCGTTTTAGAAGGTAATGGCCTTGCTCATTGGGATGAATTTGAATATTCAGGTATCTTCAAACAAAGCCAACACAAAGAAAATTCTATTGTTTATCTCAATACTTTGATGAACTCATTAGCAGGTGAGTCTTGGATTATTTCTAAGGCTTTGACTTCCTTTGGTGGCATGATTATGGAATGTTTCTGTGAGCGTTCAGTATTGGCTATGACTTATCCACCAAACAACCTTAACGATGTGATGGCGGAAAAGGGTGTTCTTCAAAGAATGCTTTTGTATGTTTGGGAAGTGCCTGAGTTTATTCAACACAAAATGCGTCTTGAACAAATTGACAAAGCAGGAACGGTTGAAGAAGTCAATCAACCTATTGATAAATATGCGAATGCTTTGTATAAAATTTATGAATTAACCCGTGAAAGGTTTAACCAAGTGGGAGGCGACCCTCTTAAAACCATGAAATATACTCAAGACTTTAATCAAGTTCTAAGACTTGAATATGAAAGTATGCGTATGTATCTTCAAAACACCCGACCCGATGTTGCTAAAATTGCGGGTAATTTTACCACCCGTTTGATGAAGATTCTGTATAAAATGTCTGTTCTTTGTAGTGTCGCATCTGCGCCTTCAATTAAAGATAAAGACCAACAATTCGTAGTTACTGGGCATAATGTCCGTCAAGCGGCAACAATCGTCCGACAATGTTATATGACATTGGTTGATTGGCTAGAGCGAAGCCTGAGGGCGAAGCGCAAGAGCATAGCCGAGAACTCGCTTGAGTCGGTGTTTATGGACATTTACAACAAAATGAAGAAAGACGATGATGGTTTCGTCAATAAGACTACTCTCTTAACGGAAGTCCGAACAAAGGCTAAAAAATCAAGAGCGCAAGTGTATAGGCACTTTGATGTTATTAGACATAAGTTTGAAGAACAAAAAGGGCCAAGCAACAGGACTTACATTAAGTTGATAAGGAGTGATGAAGAATGAAGTGGGAAAACACATACCTAGTGTTTCAAGTTGAAAAAGGGCCAAAAGTGATTATTGATACTCTAAACACTTATGGCGATGATGGATGGGAATGTTGTTCGCAATTAATTGTTGCGAATAAGCAAATCGTCTGCTTTTTAAAGCGACGAACCGACATTGACGAGGAACCAAAGGTGAACAAGGAAGAAGAAAAGATTAGCAAACTTTGGTCTAACGGTGAATGATATGTCTGTATTGGCTATTGATTTAGAAACCAAAAATATGTCGTATGACATTGGTGGTTTCGGTAATACCCATATGTTTCAGGTTTCAACCGTAGCAACATGGGATGGAAACAACGGAACTGTTTATGTTGATGAACCCGTTGAATCCTTTGCTAAATCAGGCCATACCATTAAGCCTCTGTCCGAACTTAAATATGATTTAGATAATCATTTTCAAAAGGGAGGATTATTGTTGGGACACAACATTAAGGCTTTTGATTTGCCTGTTCTTAGAGATGCGATGGACATTTATTGTATCAATAAGTATCTAAAAGAAGAACAATTTATTGACACTTCAAGAATCCTTCTGAAAGAACATGGTGAGAGATTTCAATTGAAAAATCTCGTTAAATGCACCATGAATGATGCAAAATTAATGGAAAGTGCTGATGCACCTAAATTATGGAAGATGGGTCAATTTGATGATGTGGTTGAGTATTGTATGAAAGATACTCAATTAGTCTATGACCTTTGGAAGTATGGGCAAGATAATGGTATTGTTAAGGCTTTTTCCTTAGAACAAGGAGAACATAAAGAATTAGAGGTGATGTGGTAATGACGACATGGGAATGGATTGGTTTATTCTTTTTCATCAGCATTCTAATGCTTCTGTTCTTTGCCGCTTTCGGTGGGACAAATATCACCGATGAAAGCGTTGAAGAATACATGAAGCGGCTGATGGGCGAAGATAGCCAAAAGTGATGATATGGGATTAAAGCAAGAATGTTTCTACTGTAAAGAAAAAACAGTAGCAAGACGATTACTTGGCTTTTATGTCGGTTCTACTGAACAGACAAAATTATGGGAATGCCGAGCCTGTAATGCCATTTGGTCGGAAAAAACAAAGTGAGGGGGAGCGTATGCTCCCTCTCCTTTTTTTTTGGTTTTCCGACTTTTGTGAATTTTTTAAAAATTCATTAGGCCGTAATTTTTGTTTGGCTAAATGAGAACATTTCTTCTTTTTAGAAAAGGCGACCCCTTGCATTCAAAGGCTACCTGCCGAAGAATTGAATGCAACGCAAAAGTTGGTATTATTCGGCTAAAACCTCATCAATTGAGTTGCATAAGCATCCATCTATCAGCATCAATACAGGTAATATCGTAAATTTTACCTGCTGTTAAGGTATAAGGCAAAGAAAGAGTGGCCCCTGTTGGGTCTTCTATTGCATCATCTGTTCCTGTTCTATCCAAAGTTAGAGCAGAACCCGCAACAGAAGCAATAAGTCTGTATGTTCTCCCAATATCCGTTGCTTCTGCATCTGGTAGATTTATCGTCAAATCATTTGGAGGAACCCCTGAAGGGGCTTTAGCGATAATAATGTCATCAGTAGCCAATGGACTATAATTCACAACAGGGGGAGGGCCAATCGCCGCACCGACTACTTCGGTAATGTTCCTAATATAGCCCTTACTTCTAATTTCTTGGCTAACTTCTAAATGCCCAGTAATGCTTGCAATTCTATTTGCTTCTGCACCATCTGTTCCAGCATCTAATTCAAGAATCTTTTGATTGCCATTTGAGTCTCCTGCGGCATAAAGTTGTAAATTGTCTCCTGCGTTATAAACCTGAATTTGGCCTGGCCCTGAGCCATAACCAGTTTGAATTGTATTTACATATAATCTAGAATCAATTAAAACTGCGCCTGTTCCTTTAGTTTCAATTTCAAGACCAACATTGGTATCGTCGCCTGTCGCTAAAATTTGAGGTCTATTTCCTGTGGCGGCATTTGTAATTTCCACATAATTGACAGCACTTGCGGTTTCTTGGAAAATTAATTGCTCATTTCCGTTGCTGTCCCGAATACCATGAGCGTCATCAAAATCAATATTATGACTATTGGTATCAAGGTTTCCTCCCAATTGTGGAGTAGTATCTTCAACCGTGTTTGCTATTGAAGCAGGTAAGGCCGCTAATGCTGCTTTTGTGTTTGAATGGGTATAAGTTAAAACATATCCGTCTTGACCCGAACCAACCGTTTGGTCGCCATCAATTGCTAATGTTCCTAATTTAACATCACCTGTTCCGTGTGGGGTCAAATTAATATCAGCATTTGAATTAGTCGTGGCAATATCAACACTATCTGCATCGGAAGTAATTGTTCCCATTTCAGTATATCCTGAATTATTATAGCCAAGGCTTAGAGAGTTTTCAGTTTTATTTACCGTGAGATATTGAATACCCACATTCGCAGTTCCGTTATGAGTAATAACTGCAATAATAGTATCTCCTGCCGTATATTGAGCAACCTTATCAGCCGCAGTAGGGTTTCTTATGGTTAAAACTGGAGAAGAAGCACTACTAGCAATTAATAAATGATAACCATTTGTATATGTTGAACTCAATGTTAAATTAGCAACTGCCGAAACCGCTACTCTTTTACCATCACGGAAAATAACGCCAGCACCAACATCAATTTGTGTTGCGCTATCAATCGTGATGTCAAAACCGCTAATTGCATAGTTCTGACCTAAACCATCAGATAACGCTTTAATTATTCCTGTATGGGGAAAATCTACACCATCTTCAATTTGATTAGGCGTTCCATGTGTGCTTTGTCCATAAAAGTTCGGATTACTTACCATATTACTCAACCTCCAACAAAATAAACAGTTCTAATGTTTCTGTTGTGGAAAATGGGCCAACTCCTTCAAAATTGGTTCTATATACTAAATCGCTTCCGTTAAATAAACCGACTTCACGGATAACTTGACCTTGAATAGCACTACCCGCTACTGATACCTTTACCTCAATAACATTTAATGTGGAATTTGTAATTGTTAATGTTGTAGAAGCAGATAATGGAACATCTAAATCCGTAGCGGTTGGGCTAGTAGAGTTTCCACCAAGACCAATTTTTGCTGTATCAAAGAGATTATCTTTGATATGAGTAGCAATTAATGTTTTTAATTCATCTGTAATCATGCTAAATCTTCCTCCACTAAATCAGTAATTGTGATTGCTCCACCTGTAAATCCTAAAGCAGTAGTAAATCCTAACGCTGTTCCAAAACCGAGAGTCCGACCTGCGCCTCCCGCACTTCTCTTCCGAACCAACAATTTAAGTTCTTTGGTGTTCAAGGTGTTTAAGAAATTGTAAGAAATCTCATTTGATTGTAAATTAGCACTTCTTAATGCTGCTTTTGTTTCTTTACTTGAAATCAGCAGTTCTGAGAAAACATCGGAAAGGTCTTTACTATAACGGCCAAGTTGTAATTTAATAAAACCAGTAAGTTGATGTTCCATCTCTAATACAATATATTCATTCATTTCAATGTTTTCTCTTGGAATAGAAACATTTACAATATCCCCGACTCGTAGTTGATTTATTCCTTTATTTTGCATAGTAAAAGATAATTTTTGATTAAGACGAGAATGAATCATCAAAAGTTTAGTAGCCCTTTTATCTACTTCTTCTTGAGTAAGTAGTGTATTATCTACCACTTCTAATGTTTTTCTGCCTCTCTTGTTAATTGAACGCAAATCTTTACGAGTAGTCTTATGAGAACTACCATAAACAATAATTTCATTAAAGAAATCAAAAAGCGTTGAAACCTTTTCAAATTCAGAAATCAAAAATTCTCCACTATCATCAATTAAAATATCTGTTCGTAGTGAATCCTCATCCTCTGGGAAAATTTTGAATGTATTGTTTTCTTCAACGAGTTTCATACCCTTTCTATCAAGAACATATCTTATTGCAGAATACAAATCTACTCCTTGATAATTCGGTGCTAAATACATTGGCGTATCTGTTGAAGTTGTTATAAATTCAATTCCTTCTTGTTCAAGTAATTCATTGATTAAATCTTCACCTTCAAGACCTATACTTACTGTTGAGCCAATACAGGCTCTTGTCGGGTCAATTTTTAAATCTTCCACAGTCTCAAAAGTAAAAGTTTCCGAAAGGCTTACTACTCCATCCATTTTTGATAGTTCACCAAAATTTAAAATTGTTTGGGTTTCTCCAGTAAATTCAATTCCAGATTTAACCCCTAAAGAAGTTGAGATTTTATTTTCACCATCAGACATAAAAATACTATATTCATTTTGCGGCAACGCTTCTAAAAAGTTTTTTGATTTTCTCATTACCAAATAGTCTTCACTAGTGCTTTGTTTATCAGGGTCAATGGCTACATACATTGATAAAAATGCTTCTCTTCTTGGGCCAGTTTTATCTGGTGTTGCTGGTGGCCCTCCACTTTTTGTTTTTCCTTCAACCCCTTCAACAATATCAATATCTTGTTGAACATTATACATTTTATCTTCTCCTGACATTTTCGTATATTTAGAAGATAAAGTATTCAAAGAAATTTCTTTTGGTGAAAATTCATAAAAGGTTGTTTCATTTGGTTTAAGGATACGATATGCTTCTTCATCAGTTAAGGTTTTATCAAGAATTAAATTATGTTTTCTTGTCCCACTATTAGCCACAGTATGAGAAATAACATAAATTAAATCATCAGGGATAACTCCCTCCATGTTTCTTGAAGAAGTTGTATTTTCATCACCCGTAGCAACATCTTCTTGTAAAATAGTGTCTTTTCCTGCTTCGGAAACTAAATAGCAGCCTGTTAAATCTACAAAGTCTATCCAACCAAGACTTTCATTATATACATTTAACGAGTAGCGATAAAGAGTTCCATTAGAAGATGTTATTTCTTGATGGGTTTCATCCGAACCATCTCCATCAAAGTCAAACTCATGTTCACTTGCATCATACCATAATCTAGGTTTTAATCCAAATTTAATGCCTGTGGCTTCATATGGGCCGCTTCCTGAAGAAGTTACGGTATTAACTGTTTTATCAGGATATTTATAACGAAAGTTTCTACTATTGCTTGCCAAAACAACTAAATCAGTAAAATTAGTCCCATCATCAAAATTATTTATGTTTCCAGTAGTTAAAGGAATAGTCACTCCCTTTTCAACTGGATATTTTTGAGCATCTTCAATATCGTAAGTATCTAACACAACAGAAATATTATGTTTATGTATATTTCCTATTCCTGCAAAAGTCATATAAAAAGCCCTAGATGGCATAATTCTTAAAGTAGAGGTTAAGGCAGGAGCCGCATTTGGATATTTAAATCGTATTGGTGCAACAATTCTATCACTAGCACCTAGATTCAAAACAGTAGATGAGTTATTTGAATGCCAACTATTTGAAGAGTCGGACTGGTAATTTTGAGTTACTATTGCTCCTTTTAAAATATGTGCTCTATCTTGAGATATAAATGTGTTTTTATCCTTTGTGCCTTCTATATAAATAATATCATTTCTACTTCGTTGATAAACAGTTCCTACCGTAAATGTTCCATCATCATTTAAAAGAGCCGCACTTCCTAAAGTAATTGTTTTTGTTCCGCTATTATAACTACTAACTGTTCCAATTAACTTATAGTTTGCATCATAGAGAACATCTGTTCCTGTTGGTGGATTTGAACTTTCTACAGTATCTAAAATTAAAGTGGTAGTTGAAGCGGCTAATGAATTTGTAATTGATGTAGAACTTAAAGTCCCAACAGCAGAAAAGGTATATCCATCAAACTGACCAGCACTTAAATAATTAGCGTCCTTTACTGTTTCTTTTTCAGGATTAAATAAGTTATAATGAATATCAAAACAGAGTTCTGTTAATCTCATTATACCTACTCTTTTTAAAGAAGATATGTCAGTATTTTCAGCAATAGAAATTGTTTGATAAGAATTATCTGTAAGTAAAATCTGATTTCCTGATGAAGTTTCGGTATATTCTAAAACGCTATCTTTGACATTTTTATTTTCTAACAAAAATAAATTATATTTTGATAAAGTTTTATTACCATCCATAAGACTATCTTTTCTTAGAGAAGAATAAGGTAATAAATCACCAGTAATGTATAAAAATAAAGTAGAAGCAGATGTAACTTTTTGGTCTAAGGATGCTATCAAGTTTTCAAGTTGATAAACATTAGTGTCAAATTCATCAGTATATTTAGTATCATCACTAACATTTCTTCTTACTCTTGAAAGACCATTAAAAATAGAACCATATGCACTACCGAAACCTCGCATATCAAAGTCCATATGAATATCATCACCTGTTCCTGTTTTATCATAAGAACTTAAGTTATTAGATGAAATATTAGGAGAAAACTTATAATTAATAGTATTATGTTTTATATTTGAACTATTAACATGAGTTTCTCTAAAAGGATATGTAATTTTAGATGGAGTAAAAGTTAATTGATTAAAATTACCTTTTGATTTAGAGATTGATTTATAGTAAGGCTGTCCATATTTTTTGTTAGTATCTGTATTGCTTCCGTAAATATTTTCAACATTTAAAGGAACTGCGCCACTTGATGTTAATTTACTATGAGGATGAATTAATATTTTTCCTCCCCACAAATGTTCTCCATTTATCAAAAATAAATCATGTGTATCTTTGCTTACAGAATAAATTTTATGTCCAGCAGTTGTAGTAAAGTCTCTATCTAAATATAATAAATTACTCTGGTCAGCAGTCCCTCTTTGCATTCTTTTTGTTCTAACAAATCCAGCAAAAGAAGCGGTGCTTGCACTTGCACCAATAAATACTGGGTCATTTCGGTCTAAATTTTTAATTCCATCATCTGTGGCTTCAATAATGTTTGGTCTTGTGCTATTGATATTTGCACCTGTATGTTCAATAGTTGCTCTTTCTGTTAAAGAATACCCCTCAGAGTTTCCAAAATTAGGTATTTTTTTACCTAAAGTAATAGGAACATATGGGGCTAATTCTATTACGGTTGTGTTATCTTTCTTTGAAGTTGAAACCACTTCAAAATCAATTAGTGTATTTACAGTATCAAAGGTTGATTCTCCTGCGCTCCCGTGTTCGTCTTTTAATTTTGATTGAAAGGCAAAGTCATTTGAAATAGATGACGGTTTATGAATTGCATATCCAATTGCACCAACACTTGTATTTGCACTACTTGAAACTAAAGAGTCGCTTTCAGCACCGCTTGACATTGTGATTTGGTTTCCTGCTGTAAAAATTAATCCTTTATTAGCGGCTCCTGTAAGAGAAGAGGGTTTGTTTGTAGCAAGGTGGGATGAACCAAGTGCCTTTGAGAGAATATAATTTTTCTCGGTATCAATGTAAATTTTTTCTGAATTGGCTTCTGTTAATGCTGCAGTAAAATTGATTGTTAATGGGTCGCCAGAAGTAGAAGTAATTTCTCCTATATATCCATTAACCGTGAAAATTTTATCGCCTGTTGTTGGAACAATATCAAAGTCCGATACTGCAATCCCTGTTGCTTTTGTTGTATCTCCTAAAGCGATTGAGAGTGTAGTAGAATCAATCTGTGATAATTTATTATACGGGCTATTGCTAGAATAAATAATATCTTCAGTAAACAAAGTATTTAAATTCACAACAGGAGAGAGTAATTTACTAAACTTATCTCTTCCCTGAATTTCCATAATTGTTTGCCCATTTTCCTTTTTATTCTCAATATTTTCAATTTCACCATTAAATCTTTCAATAAAAATTTGATATTGTCCTTTAGCAAAACTCAATGGGTTAGTATGGTATGAATCGGTATCAAACGATAGCGTAATCATTCCTTTCGTATTATCACAAGCGGTAATTGTAGCAAACCTTTCATTGTGGTTTAATGATGTAAAAGCAACATACATCTTGCTAAACCTGCCATTTAATAGTGAAATATCAAGCATAAGTGTTCCGTCAGTTGCGTTATATGCTCGCCTGTGAAGCACATCTCCGCTTGTTGGGGTCGTGGACTGTGCGGTAAAAGAAGCGTCGTTCTCCGTTCTTACATAGGGGTGTGTGGACGACTGGAAGGTTATCTCTTGGGTTGTTCCAGACAGGCTTCCAAAGGATTGAACAATTAAAATGTTATTTCCTAACTTGACCTCATCTCCTGCATTTAGAACAGTATTTAAATTATACTCAGTATTGAAAGAAAATACTGCATTAGAAGTCTTTGAACTATATGTTGCGGCTAAAGCGAAAAACTCGTTCATATCACCACGATGAATGTTATGTCGCACACGATATGCGTCAAACTCTTTCACTTTTCTTGGCATAATTCTGCCGTTATCAATGACAGAGGTTTCTGCAAATCCACCCTTTCCATCAATTGATTCTGTGTTTGTGTGGTCATATACATTGTAAAGAAGATTAGATTTTGTTGGTGAAAAATCGTAATGTAAATATCTTTTTGGCCCAGTATATGTGGGAGAATTGATTTCATCATCGCCCATTCTTCTTGCATTTGGGTATGCCCCTTGATAACTTGAATAAGATAAAGAAACAGTTCCTCCTTCGTTTTTAGTGGTGCTTCCTCCACCACCAACATCTAAATCTCTTAATTTATCTGTTAATGTGACTCTATGAGTAAATCTACTATAATCAATAACTACTTTACCAAAGTCTTGAACAGTCCTAAATGTAATAGCATTTGTTGTATCAAAGGTATGAGAAGTGGTGGATATGCTGGCGTGTTTTTGCATAGCATAATATTTGGTATTGTGGTCTAATTCATTGTTCTTATCAAGCAATCCATTAAAGAAATAAAACAAAGGTCTAGCACATGAAAGTTTATCTTCTAAAGTAAGGCTTGAAGTATTGTTTAGAATACCAGCAGAGAACGCAAGAATATTATTGTTGGTTATTGCGTGTCCCTTGAAAATCATAAACTTCGTATCTTTAGGAATTTCATTTCCTAACTTTGGTTCAAACTCAAAAGCATCTCCCGCAGAATCTTCTGCTAAAATTTCTGTAATTCTAGCAAAATGATGGCGAGTATCTGTGTCCGAATATACTAAAACAAAGTAATAGTGAGTAGCAAAGGCGGCGGGATTAAATTGTATTCCATCTGTTGTGAGGGCATCATAGCACTTAATTCTAAACCCTTTGGTTGTATTTAGATTAGAATATTGAGTAGTTCCTGTAAAGACTTCTGTTGTAAAAGTGTTTGCTCCATCAGCAGCGATAGCCGTAAAAATACGCTCATCATTATTTATGGAGGTGTCTTTAAATAAAGGGTTTGTTGGAGCATCATCTTTATCTCCTGCTGGATTCAAGTCAAAACTCATTCATCCACCTCCTCAAATCGTAAATATAAAACAGTATTATTTAGATTAGGCATTAGATTATTAACTGCGCTAAATTCAGTTTTTCTAATATTCATTATACTTAACTCATGCAATTCTCCCATGAATTGATTATTGGTAGTGGCTGAATTAGCCCCTGTTGCACCTCCACCATTCGCCCCAATATAGAAATCCTCTCCTTCCATTGTAAAAGAATCTGTTTGAGTATGGGTTCCTGTTTTGACTATTCTTCCATTTAAGAAGACTAGCACTTCTTTATTTTCATTATCCCATGAGCAAGCAACATGATAAGTATTATTTATGTAAGAAGGTTCAAAGAAATCGTCATGTATAAATATTTCACTACCCGAAGAAACAGAAACAGAAGGGTCTAATTTTAAAGTGAGTGCGCTAGATGTAGCAGAATCAACAATACCAAAGGAAGTAAAAGTAAAACCATCTCTAATAAATACTTCTTTTCCATCAAAAACATATTGATTTGCATTAGATAAATTAGCAGCCTTACTTGAAAAGGCACTTGTAGTAGAACCAATTGATTTATACTTTACTTTTCCATCTTCTTCAAAGCCCTTTTCCACAAAAGAATCATATTGACTCCCAAGATTCGGAGCAATCACCGCATCGCTTGTAAAGTATTCCATTGATGCAGTTCCTAATTTAATTCCAACTTTAATTTTGTATCTTGCTGGATTATTCTCATTGTGTAAAGTATCATTCACTAAACTCACTTGAAAATTTGTGCTGTGAAAAATTCTCATTTCGTGTGTAATTCTGCTGGCTCTTGGTAAATATAATTCACTTTCAAAATTATTTTGTTCAGTAGCAGTAAAAACTGCTTGACTTAATCCAGGCATTATTTTCTTATTGTTTGCATTAAAAGAATGCCCACTACCGATAGAAGTTTGTGTTATATTATCGGGTTTAGTGATAGAACCAGCCGTTCTGTAAGTCCCATAGCCATTAATCTCATAAGGAGTTAAAACGCACTCAAATGTAAAATTGTTGTCTAAATCCCAAAGACCGTAGGGAATACCTGTTCCTGTTGAAGCAACATTATCTGTATAGTCTAAAGTCAAAAAACCATTACACATAATCGGAAAAACAAGCGAGCGTTGTTTTCCTGTGAAAATAGCATATGACATAATAAAACCTCAAGGAAGAACGGTAGCAACGGCAAACTCCATAGAAAAGGAAATATCAACAGATTCTCCTGTCATTTCATAAGAAAAATTTTGAACAAATCCCGAAAGACCTGAAGAAGTTGAGGAAGTAGGAAATGGTTTAGCCAAAACAACATTTGTGTTATCTTTTTCTAAAGAACCACCTCTTGAAGCAAAGGTTAAAGGAATGTTTCTTTCAGCAACCTGTGAGTAGTTTTCATCCACCTTTGAAGGAATCAAAATGACTAATTCATTAATTGCTTGATAAGAAGCCAGACCTGTTGAATCAACACCAGACGCAATCATTTGAGCCAATTCTTGAGGAGTAAAATCAAGAGAAGTGGGGGTGCTTCCTGTTTTTGTGTGTGTTCTTTGAATGGCGGTTTCAGTAATAAATCCACTTAAACTAATTCTTTTGTTTGACATTCCTAAATCTAATGCGACTGTTGAAGATTCTCCTGTGGCTAATCCACTTAAAGGAATAGGGATTGCAGGAATTGTTTTATCAACAGAAACACTTACAGTATTTACTCTAAGAGGTATGGTATCAATAGAAGCACTACTTCCTGAATGGTTTTGCAGTTTCAAATAAACGAAATAGTCTGTCATTTGTATCACCTAAATGTGCTAGAAGAAGTGCTTCTGTTAATCTTTGAATTAATCATTCGTCCGATTTCATCGGCCATTCTTCTCATCTCTGCCTTTGAAGTGTCCTTTGCATTAATAGTAATATTGAAATTATTTACTGTTCCGCCAGCCCTTCCTCTTGAATTGCTATTTGAATGGACTCTTGAACCTGCTGGTAATGAAACTAACTCTGGGCCTTTTTCACCAACAAGTTGCATTCCTCCTGTAATTAGACCACCAGAAGCAAATCCTAATTTATCCTTCACACCACCAAAGAACTTCTTAACTTTCTTTCCTGATGGCAAAACTTCTTTTAATTTACCCCATATCCATTTAAGACCAGTAAAGATAACTATGATTCCAAGAGCAGTTAAAGCCGCAGGTAGCCCAACAAAGAAAGCAATAGCAGCGACTACGCCAAGAGCAATTTTGCCGATGTTTTTCTTAAAGAAGTCAAAGTCTGTAAATACCTTGTAAAAGAACTCGCCTATTCCTACAATGAAATTCATTACCACTTGAATTGCGAAATCAAATAATGCAAGAACACCCGCATACACAACGCCAATAACTACTTGAAGCACACCTAAAGCAATATCAAGAATACCCTCAATCATCATCATTAAGTCGCCATTAATAAGTCCCGTAAAGACCGTCTTAACTCCCTCAAAGATATTTCCAAATCCTGCAAGAACTAGTCCTAAATTTTCTTTAAATGTATCAAACGCAGATTTTATCGCAGGCCAAATTGTTTTTCTTATGAGGACTATAACAAGAGCAATACCAGTTAAATACATTAATCCAGTAACCAAGAATTGCATAACTGGTGTTTTAATTAGTTTGATAAATTGGTCTGCTATTGTTTTTCCTCTTTCTTTCATGCTCATAACATAAAAATTAGATGCTGCATCTAAAAATTTCTTCTCCAATCTTAGTGTTTTTACCTTTGCTTTTAAAAACATCAATTCTAAGAATGCTCTTGCTTTTTCTACTCTTAATGGAACGCCCGCTAAAGCATCTTTTGTTTTTGTAAATGCAGTTGTGTTTTTAGCAACAAAACTCCTAAGACCAGCAAGTTCTTTCTTTTTAGCACTATCAACCTTATTTCCTTGTGCATCTGTCCCATGCATCAAATAATCGGGTAAAGACTCTAATTCTGATATTCTAGCCCTTGCTTTTGAAACATCTCTTCCACCCGTTCCAAATATTTTTGAAGGAGAAACTCTTTTTGCTGCCCTACCAATCGTAGTAAAAATATTATTTGCTTCTCCTTCTTCGGGCGCACCCATTTTTAAATTTCTAGTAACTGAGCCTAATGTTCTAAACCCAGTTGATAATTTATTTACTAATCTAAACATTCCAGGAGGTAAAAACCCATACATGATTTTTCTAGCATTAGCCGCTTCTAAACCAAAAATCTTGACCTGTTCACTTGCAGAAGATAAAGCAACATCAAAGAACTCAAAGATATTTCCGCCAGCCTCTTTGAATGCTTCTCTTGAAGCCTTACTAAAAATCTCAAAAGCCTTACCCTGTTTATTTAATGCTGCGGTTGCATCAGTTAATGCTCTTGTTCTCCTTTCAAAACGAATATCTAGTTCATTTTCTGCTCTTACCTGTTCCTTAACAACCTTAGTTACTTTTTCAGTTTTTTTCTTAAAATCATCAAAAGTCGTGCCTAATTTGAACATATTTTTTTGCATAACCTCTAGGCTTTGGTTATACCCACCCATTAATTCTGCTAATGTTCCTCTAGCCATTTAATCACCTAAGATTATTCATGGAACTTTTCGTTGCTTTGTCCATTTCTTCTGCTTTGATTTTCTCCGCTTCTGCATGGACTATCAATAAATCCTTAACTAAATTAACAGGCATTTGGTATATTTCTAATGGGCTTATTCCAAGTGCTTGAGATAAAGAATAAACAACAGTAAGAGACACAATTTCAGGGTCAGCAACCTGTCCCTTCAAAGCGGCTCTTACTCTTCTTTTTTTCCTTCATCATCCTCCAACGCCGTAAATGGATTTGGCAGGACTTCTTTTAATTGATTCCCAATATAGGGTGTGAGTCGTAAAATGTCAATTGCGGAAAGACTTGGTTCAGTCTTTACCACAAAGTTTTCAACCATGAATTTAAACATAGCATTCAAATCAATGTCCATGTCTTGACGCTTTGCATCAATCTTCATCATACTGTTCATGGCTTTGTCCACCTCAAGCCATGTGGGTTCTTTGACCCACACTTTGAGGTATTCATCGCTTTCGGGTGCTACACGAATATAGTGTAGTTTTGGCTCGGTTAGTGCAAATAGCACACTTTTATCTGATACAATCTTTCTGTTCAACATATTATCCACCTTTTATACCAACAAACAAACAAACGGTGTTGGTGGAATATCATTCTTTTAACTTAGATTTTGGCTTAGTAGTTTCCTTTTTGGGTTTCTTTTTTACTTTAGATTCTTCAACCCTTTTAAGGTTCTTTTGGAATTTAGAAGGCATTTAAAATCACCCTTGAAGCATCCAATGAGTTAAAACTGTGCATAGAGATAATTCTCTTGGCATAACTGTTGCTTCAACAACAAGCGGCCCTTTATCATCAGGAATTGGGAAATTGTTTGCACTAAGATAGTATTTGCTAAAGTTTAGAACTATTTCTTCTCCTGTTGATTTTTTGAAAGTAAGTTCAATGGTATTGCTAGTATCTTCTGTATTATTTACTAATTCTTGATATAATCTGTCATCTGTTACATGACCCGTAAATGAAATTTCATAACTTCTTTGTGCAGGAATAGCCTCTTGGATAGATTTACTACCTACTCCAAAGAATCTTCGGTCTTGTAAATTATTATTCATGGTAATAGTCAAAGTATTAATCTTTAAGAAAGAATGCCCAAAGCACTTAAAAGTTCCATCTGAAAAGAAGAAAGGCTCTCTAAATTCGTCAACAGAATTAAAATTAAAGAAAGAGGTTTCATCTTCAACGCCTCTTCTTGCTCTATATTCTTCATCTGTTTCTAAAGCATGGACATTTCTAGTATTAGCACTAATTGACATCTTAAGTTCTTCATTTTCGTTTGCGGTCAAGGTTAAAGTATTGACACGACAGCCTCTTGCGATTTTAACAAAATTGAATGATTCTAAGGTTTCAGTTGAATCAGTATCATAAATATTGGTTGAACCAGCAGGGTCGGTTAATTTGCTGATGGTTTGTTCCATAGCAAACGAAGGCAGTAAATCGTGTTCTTGTTCCGCAAAAGTATATTTAATACCTTGCCGAATTTCACCTGAATTTAAAGAAGAAGCAGTAACTCTATCAATGTTTCCTGCAACATCTTGAGCAGGATTTACATAAGGAGTCATAACGGTTCCAACAGACCTAAAGAAAATTGGCCCAGTTTCTTCTACATCGTTATAATTAATATATATTTCATTTGCTCCACCTGCATTAGCAGCATTAGCAGCACTATTACCAGATAGAGGAGTTTCGCTAAATGTGCCACCTGAAACATTACCAATATCAACATTTGTGCATTTTCCTAAGAAATAATACAACCAAGCACCATGATTTGCTACAATGCTCAAATCAGCCGCACCTGCGGTTTCAATTCCTTTGTATTGATAAGTAAAGTTTCTTGAACCACCAAGAGATAAATTCGTTTGTTTCATTTCTACTTCGGTAGTAGGGAAAGTAATGCTTTCTGTAATTCCTAGCCATGTATCAGCAAGAAGAGTCTTTTTTGCACCAACGGCAGGAGCAGGACATGGTGCGCCATAACTATCAATAACGAAGTAATCTCCGCTACTTATCGTTGTTGAAGGAGTAAAAGTAATTGTGTTAGCAGTATTCCCAGTAATTCTGTGAGTAGAGACATAAGCATTTCCACCAGTATATTTCTTAAAAACACAACCAACATATAAATTATTGATTAATTTAAAATCAGTTCCAAATTCTGTTCCTGATGCTGTGCTTGCTGTAACGGTAGTCAATGTTCCACTAGTCTCCGTAATTGGAAAATAAATATCCAATTCTGGAATTTTCGTAATACTTGCTCCGCTTCCTAAAAATATATCTGTATTTACTGCCATGCTAAACTCCCCCTTTTCCTAACAAACTTACTAGGGAATACTTAATGCAAATCTTTTCGCTTCTAATGATACTTTATATCCGAACAAACGCTTGGCTCTATCATTTGATTCGCTTCTTGAACCAACAAATAATTGATTAAATCTTGAACCATCACTTGCAGTATAACCTTTCCGTTTGCTCTCAAGAACCCTACGCAGTATCAAGTATATAGCCCTTAGCCTATCTTTTCCGTGTGAGGCATCTGCCCCGCCTCGCTCATCGTGCAAAACACGAATATGAAGAGTAAATGAATATGTTTCATTTCTTACATCATAATGAATTGTTGGATATTCTATGTTTTGTGAATCTTCAAAAACAACAATTGTTGCAGGTGTTCGACTCAAATCTACACGAACACCCTTATTTGCAGACAATGTTCTAATGTCAATAAAATCAGGAGTAACCGCATGAGAAGCATCAATCTCTCCTGCACTAACAAGAGCAGTAGCATTAGATGACCAATTGTTTGATAGCAAATCTAAGAGAAGAGAGACTTCATCCATCCTTCAACCTCCTTATTTATTTGCTGCTCAATTTGTTTTTGATATTCTTCTAAAGCAAACTTCATAACTTCATCATCACTAAAGCCAATATCAATTCCTAATACTTCAGATGCTTCTTTCATAGCCAATTGTCTTTCTTTTTGGATTTGAAGCAATTCATTAAATTTAGACAAATCCATTTTAATTGCCATAAAAATCAGTCCAAGAAATAAACTAAATCGCCTTTGCCTTTCAAAATATCCATCGCTTCTTTACGAAGTATATCATATTTTTCTTTAGTAGAAATATTACCACCCGATTCTGTAATTAGAATACTTTGGTCATCATGCCGTATAATTTCAGATGCTGCTAATTTTGTTGTTGCTTCGTGAATAGCAGAAGGAACTCGATTATCTCCAGCAATATATGAAACAATAACTGAATTGTTTCTATGATAAGGATAATCTTTCAAAAAGAAAATACGGCCTTCTTCATTAATTGTCCAATAGTCGCCAAGTCTTCTTAAATCTTCTTTGTCTGTAAATGCGTCTAATGTGCAAACAGTTGGTATTTCACTAGTAGTAGTAAATGTCAAATTTCCTGAAAATGCGCCTCCTGTTGTAGCATGAGTTAAAACAACAGTAGTTGAATCAGTAATAGAAGCAATTGTAGCCGCAGAAGGAACATTAGCACTTCTTTCACCACTTATTGTCATCCCTACTGCTAATTTACTAGAATCAGCAACGGTGAGATTAACTGAGTTATTACCCGAAGTAGCCTGTTTTATGGTAGCCTTGAGAACACAATCAGCCCCATCATCGCCCGAAAGTAGGGATGAGAAGAGGATTTGCTTGCCATTTGACTTGGCCTTTGCCGCATAGAAAAAGTCTGAAATGGATAAATTAGATTGAGTGAGGCTTTTTGGAGCAGTTGCACCAGTAAATTGCGACATTGAAGGAAATGATTCATTTACCAAAGAGATGATTTCTTCATTGGTTGTTTTGATACCAAAGGTATTATTGAACTCATCGTTTGCTAAATCAGTCAAATCATTTTCTGCAAGCATCTCAAAAGACACACCGCTATTCGGTAATTGAAGAATAATAGAATTTAAATCTCTAAAGTTATCAAGCAAAGTTATTTTTGCTTGAGCCGATGCAATTTCAATATACTGGCTGCCTTGCCACAAAAGCAAGGAAACAATCTTTCTTACTTTCATTTTGGCTAATTGCACAAAACCAACATGACCACCGTAATATGCCTTGTGTGGCAAGTGAGAAAATTCAAAGTTATGATACTCGTCCTTCGTGATAATTGGACGGTATGAACGCTTTACCTTGTCATCAATGATTCCTTCAACCCTTTTGATGATTGAACCGACTTGAGCCAATGTGGGGTATGTTGATGCTGAAAAGGCAGGAACTTGGAGTAAATTAGCAACCTCAGTAGCATTTGTATAAAAACCCCGACCTTGAGAGTAATCGGGATTAATTTCTGTAAAATCGCTTGGCGAGATTGTTGTTCCCATTTTAGACACCAATCATTCTCTTTAATTTCCTTACATTCTTTTTGAGTTTATTTGAGTAAGCAACCATGCTTCTGTTTTGCCTTGAACGAGAACCGCTTAGGTTATATTCACCATGCTTAGTCGCTTCAAATGTTAATTCAACATAGGCTTGTTTAAAAGCATCTTCAAGGTCTGCGGCACGAACAGTTTCGGCCTTTACCTCTTCTTCACCAAATTCAGCAGAATCTTTTGTGCTTTTGACTCCACTTTCATCGACCTCATAATATCTAATTTCAGACTTATAGTTTTCTTTTTCTTCTTTTGGTAATTTAGCATATTCTTCTTCAGAAATAAAAATTGGGTTTCCATCCTCATCTTTTTCTGTTTTATGACTAAATGCTCTTTTAGATTGTTCATCAATCATAGATTGAGTTAATGGCTTTCCTTCTTTTCCTGTTTCTACATCCATTACCCGTAAATCTTCTGCCGATTCGGTAGCAAATTCTCTATATGTTGGCGCAGTTTTCTTTTTGGTTTTAATATTTCCAATGACCTTAAAAGAATAAACTTCATCAGGAACAACTAAAAATGGGTTAAGTATTCTCATAATGATATTTTTAACTGCTTCATCTTTAAAGAAGCCTTCAATTGTTCCTGCTCCATCTCCTTCAAATTCAAGGTATGCTTGTTTATCTGACTCTCCTTGAGGAGTAAATTGATAGGTATAATATTTATCTCCAATTTGAATAATATCTTCATCTCTCATTTCATCAGTTCTATCTAAACTGTCCACCGCAGCAGGAACTGTAAAAATATTTATTTCGTCATTTGTGTCTTCTGATATTGGAATTTTACCCCCAACTGATTCAAATTGACCATCTTCGTTTATTTTAGCCTCTATAACATAATCATCTTTTGCTGATTCTATATCTAATTTTTCTAAAACAGATTTAGGAATATCAAAGGAATAATCAATTACTTCCTTTGCAATATTTATTTTTGTATTGCTTGGTCTATAACCTGCTTCTTGACCAGTTGTTTCTAAAATAAAATCTGCTTTTACTTTTTCTAAATCACCGTAATCAAATGCAGGAAACTTAGCCTCAATGTGTCCTTTAAGGCCACTTCGGGCAGGTTGGTGAGAATAATTAAATCTATCATTATATCTTGCGTGTTCTCTAAAAAGAAGTTCAAAAGCAATTCGAGGTTTTTTTCCATATGCTGAAAAGAAATCATCAAAATCAAAGTCAGGTAGTTTGGTTTTACCACCACGAATAAAAGAAACATCTGTTCCTTTCAATCTGCCAAGAACTCTTGCATTAGTAATATCTCCAACTGTTTTATCTTCAATAAAAGAAAGATTTGCTTCATTTGGTGTTTTATCTCTCTTACGAGAAAACCCTTTCCATGAAGCAGCATCTCTCTCTAAGATTGGTTTTAGCGGCTCATTAAGAACCTTTTCTAAAATTTTGGTTAATTCGCTCTTTAATGCAGCACTATTTGGTTCACTATCTTCTACACTTTCAATGGCCTTTCTCATCTTACGACGAAATTCTTTATCGCCATTAAGAACATAGTCTTTCATTTGTGTTTCAATAAAAGACGCTGAACGGGGCAAACTAAGAGTCTGCTTACCCCAATTGAAATTAACCATTTATTTCACCTCACATGAGCCATTTTGCCCAAGCAGCACCTTTTTGAATTGCTGAACCTAAACCTAAACCGCTTTGCGGTGGTTCATAACTCATTTGGCCTTGTGCATCAATCCAGTAAGGTCGGCCATATCCGTCTGTTCCCGATGGAGGAACAGGATAACCTGAGCCATTATTCATAGCGCCCTGCATTTGGGCATATTGTTGCTGATTGCCAGTAATTCCTGCGATTGCTGATGCTGCGGTTGGCTGAGTAATTTGTTGTATTCCATTGCCACCAAAACCTTGAGATTCGAGATATTGCTGTTTAGCCATCTTTCTTTGCATAATAACTTCAGTATTGATAGCCGATTGTAATAACTTCTGAATATCTAAATCAATGTTTTCTTGAGTAATTCTTTCGTATTCACGAAGAGCATCTCTATTGACAGTAAGGTTGCTTCCGTTAGAATCAAAACTTAACTTAGCCAACATTTGAGAAACTACTCGTTCAACAACATCTTCCATTAACTTTTCAAGAGCAACCAAGAATTGTTCTCCATGATATTGAAAGAACTCCTCAACATGATTTTCCTGTAAAGATAATAAATTATTTACTGTCTTAAATTGTGCGTCTGATTGTTGCTGAACTGCATTTAAAACTGTTCCATTGCTTGTTCCTAAAATTCCCATGTTTATGCCTCCTTAACCAATTCCTCTTTTGCTTCGTCTTGCGGTAATTCATTTTGTGCTTGAACATTGTGCTTAAGCATTAAATGATTGAGTCTTTCTGTCATAATATTTATTTCTGTAATCAAACGAATGACTTCATCCGTTGCCGTCTTTGAATCTCCTAATGCGGGTGGGGTTATAAACCATCCTGCTGATGTAAGGCTCATAACATCTTCTTTGCTTAAATTCTTAATTGGGCCACTCTTAAGTATTTTAGGCATTCGTGGTTTGAAGGCACTAAATTCAAGTCCATGCTTATCTGCAAGAATTTGTTGTTGTAGCATTTCTAATTGCATATACATAGAAGCGTGTTTAGGACAATAAGTTCCCATTAGGGGTCTTCCTTTCACTACACCATCTAAAGGCATAGGTGGACGCATATAATCTCCTTGTTCCCAAATATGATGGAAACCACAGACAACACACCTATCTTTAAGATTAAATTTCTTTCCATACTTAATACCTAAAAACTTCTTTGGTTCTGCTTTTAAAACCAATTTAAGTTCTTTTAATTGAGTCTTAGGTTTATATGAAATAAACTTGTATTCTTGCACAACACCGCTTGCTCTTGCCTGTTGAAGTGGCGAAAGAGCAGGATTAAATTGTTGTGGTGCAGTTTGTCCTATAATATTGTTTTGATACATAATAATCAGTAGTCCTTTATCATTGTAGTAATTCCTCTATAAACCATTTCGGGGTCAGACTTTGCAGATACAATATATTTAAAACATGGTATTCCTTTATCGTTTAACTTTCTCATGCCGTATTTGAATGGTTCAAAAATCTCATGTTTATCTATTTCTTGGCCTTCCGCTAAAGGGTATTTCTTTCCCCAAATATCATATTTATTTGCCCAAATACCTACTGCCATTGGATAATCAGATTCTCTTTTCTTTTTTCCATTTGACCATGTTTTTGAAATTATGGTATCAACTAAAAATTTCCATGCTAATTGGTGGTCTAAGTTAATTTCATTATCTAAATGTCGGTGGTCAATCATAAAAACAATGTATTTTACTCGTCGATTTTGCATATCTTTTTCCCATTCTTTCCAGTAAATTGCTTCTCCGCCAATATCTGCACTTCTTACTGTATGAGAATTACCATCTATTTTAACATTTTTTCTCGTTGCTCTATGTCGTCCAACGGTTCTTTCATTAATTTGTTGAACTTCTCCTCTCGTTCTTAATTGATGACTTAATGTTGTTTTACCAACCATCGTTGCTCCATAAACTCCAAAATTAATAGCGTGAACCTTTTTGTAAAATCCTATAATTGCTTCACCGACAAGAATAGCAAATCCTGTCATTAATGACATTAATGCCCCCACCCATTGAGAAGGTTATCAAATAACCAACCCATAACATTAATATCAAAAACACCCATGATGTTTCCGATTAAAAATGCTGAAAGCGTAGCACAAGAAGCCCAAAAAAGCATTCGCATCTTCAAAAAGAAAATGTCTGCTGAATGCGCTCTTTGAGCATTGTAAGCATAATCTGAATCAGAAAAGCCCATTATGTCGCCAAAGACCATTCTTTCACCGCCTATTGAAGTGCGGCTAAGAACTCATTACCAACGCTATTCTCTTCTTCCTGCTGAACAGGTTGATAAAAGGTAGTGTTGTATTGCTTTGCGCTTTCACGCATCTTTTGGCGTTGTTGTTCATCTCTAGCCTTTCTTTCCCAGTATGCCGCAATTTTACGGTCTAAGAGCCAAAGTTCAATTCTATCATTGAGTGATAAATCAAAGATTGCTTTCATAACCATAATTGCGCCAATTGTTCCTAAACCAAATAGAACAGAATGGGCTAATGGGCCATATGGGAAATTCATCCCAAATGCTGCATATGCCCAAACATTTGTTCCGCTTAATGCACCGACAAATAAAATTGTCATAATTAGACGAGTATCTTGACTTAATGCTGCCATTTAAACACCTCAAGCGAAATTAATGAATACTGTGCCATTGTTTGTAGTTTCTTCATAAAAGATACCATCTGACATTAATACTCCATGCATATCAAATTCAACGGTAGAATCTGGTGCAACAAGAAATCTAGCGACTTCTTTACCAGTATTATCTGTGCCATCAAATACTTTACAAGTAAATGGTGCGCCACCATCGGCACAAACATGAATTGAAATCAATTTGCATTTACCTGTAAAAACTTGCTTATCTGTTGTTAATGCTCCACTACTTCTGCAACTTGGCATGATTCATCACTCTCGCTCAAACTGTCTATGAGGCATCACCCTCTTAACCCTATCGCTAAGATTATTCAGTCAAAGACGACTTTTTATTCTTAGCAGGGGCTTTCTTAGGTTTAGCCTTAGCGGGAAGAAGATATGCACACAGTTTATCGTGTGTATCTAAATCCCTGCCTAAAGCCTTTCCTAATCGAGTTAAAATAGAAGGGTCAATTTGCTTCAATTCCTTTCTTTCGCTTTCAGCAAAAGAAATATCAAGACAATTATCGCCCAAATATCGTAAAGCGTCTTGAACAGGAACATCTAAAGAAATATCCCTCGCCAATAACTCTCCATTGACAAAGAGCGTTTTTGCTCTTGAACCTTTGGTTAGTTTAATTGTTGCCAATTAAAACACCTCAAAGGAGGCCAAAAACTCTTACACGAACCATTCCTTCATCAGCAGTTCCGCTTTGTTGAGCAGAACCAGTAGAAAGAATGATTTTAACGCTAGAAACTGATTCATAAGCACCTGCGGTTGAAATC